TCATATGGCTATTGTTTGGGGCATGAGTGGGGCATTGTCATTAAAACCAGCGTTCAAAATAGCCATCTGATCAAGGTTGTTCTCTGACATCCATTTCCCGTATACGTTGTAAATCATCTGTGCGGATGCGTGGCCCATTTGATTTGCTACAAAGTTTGGATTGGCCCCCGCACTTAATGCCCAGCATGCAAATGTATGACGAGATTCGTATGCTTTTCTGTGCCTAATCCCGGCCTTCTTTAATATGGCATTCCATGCTGTTCCAATTGACCCAGGGGAATACCAATGACCACCATTGCCATTTCTGGCTGAAATCTTTGGACAGAACACGAAAGTACACTGATCTACTCGTTTCTTGGCAAATTCCCTCAAGTTAACTGTGATGTCATGACATTCACCCAGGCGCGTCATCGCCATCTGGTTTTTCAATGCTTCAATGGCGGGATATGTTAGTCTAATCTCTCTATTCCCAGAGTCTGTTTTGGGCGGGGTAAAGTGGTTAATAACTGCCATATTCCTTCTGATAGTTATAGTCCAATTTTTAGTGTCGATATCTTCCCAACTTAATGCGCATATCTCGCCGTGTCTCATTCCTGTGTTTATTGCTAAAATCCAGATGTTTTTCATTTGCTCTGAAGGTGAAGCAGATAAAAATCGCTGATACTCACTTTTTGTCAGCGGGTCTGGATCGGGCCTTCCTTTTTTCAGCGGGGAAACTCCAATCATGGGATTTTTATCTGAGTATCCATTCTGGAAAGCAAAGCCAAGCATGGCCCCCAGACATGAGATATATACATTAACAGTTGGCACAGACCGTCCTTTTTTCATTGAGCGATTTGTTTGATGATGCCCAAGGATTTGAAAGCCAGTTAACAACTCCCTCCTTAGGGATAGAATATCCTCTTGAGTTATAGAAGAGACCAGTCTATTACATCCAATAATGCTTGTTGTAACAGATATAAATGACTTGTATCGACTAAATGCATTAATAGTTAAGTCCATTTCTTTTAGTGAGAGCCATTTGTTTGATAGCTCGTATAGAGTCATGTCTTTTCTTGCTTGCCCGAACTTTGCTAGGTTAGGCGAATTAGGAAATTGAACTGCATAATCGAAAGTCCCCGTTTTAATTGTGAAGCAAATTGACGCCCTTAATTCTCCTGCGACTTTTCTGTTTTTGGGCGTGTCGAAGACCCCGAGAGCCTCACGGACTCTCACCCCTTTATAAATAAACCACAGGCGCAATTTGCCCCCGTGGTTTTCAACTCCAGTTGGATATTTAATCATCCGCATTACCCTCTGTAATAGATGCGCTGGTATTTAAGCAGATTTCTTTCGTGATATCGCTGCCGGTTGCCGCTCTATCCATTTATCAATCTCATCTCGGTTATAAAAACACATGCTGTTGTCATACGGCTGACCATCAGGAGCAACGTGTTTGTACTCTAGCCCTTCCATCCATGAAGTTTCACGGGCCGTTTTGATAGTGTTTTTCTTTAGTCCTGAAATGGACATTAACACCGACTCTGAAACCCAACGCGAAGGTACTAATTTAATAACATTATCCATTTTGGCCTCTTATCTCTTTATCAATTCCATTACCGGTTCCACTTAAACTGACCATTCAGAACGCCGATGGCGAAAAGAAGCCAAGCCAGCTTGTAGCCAAGCCAGCTTGTAGCCAAGCCAGCTTGTAGCCAAGTGGCTTTATCTTCTCGTAGTGGCGCAGGATGATAGGGCGGGTGATGGAGTCTTTGTTTGTGTTGGCCGGCAGAGCGGCGAGTGTGGTTTTAATTTCGTTGTTACAGTTTCTTGCTGCTGACTGGAGGGCGTTCTGTCTCTCTTCTGGCGTCACAGTTACCCCGCATTACTAACGATATAGAGCGCTGCTACTACTGTGTACCCGATGAGATATATCCAGAACCAGGCACCGTCTGATATTTTTCTCTTCATGCTGCCTCCGAACTGCCAGGTATTAATCTGATTGATTGATCGCACTCGTTGCCCCAGGTATCCCACCCCTCTAAATCCTTCCTTGAAAACAACTCAATGCGTTTAACATCGCCATACAGCAACTCCAGCCGGTGGCGCACCTCCCACGGCTTTTCGCTATGTTCGCCAAGAGGTGAGTAAACAACTTGCTTGATACTTGCATTGAGCCGCTCGAGGCCATTTCCGCGCACTGCGATCAACACATCTTCCGTGTTGGCGCGCGTGTAGTTGCCGCCATTCATCCGTGATTGGGTATTGAGTAGAGCGAGAAAGTCGTAAAAGTCGTTAACCTCACCAGTCGCCAGCGCTTTGTTAATGTGATCCTCTGCTAGTTGATTCAGCTTCACCCAAGTGAAACCTTTCATCGTGCGCACTTGGAAACCCCACGCCTCAGCGAGTTTCTTTGCTTCGTCGTTGAAATTGCCGGTGTACCACATGGCTAGGACTGCATCAGGGGCGGCGAGAGACCAAACTGGAAGGCGTTTTAAATCGGTGAGTGACATGGTGCTGTAGTGATTAACCGCTGCGCCGTTGCTGGCCTTGTTTCCGTATTGCCAGGGTGGGTCACAATAGATGAGTTGATAGTCATGCATCGATGGTCTCCATATATGACTCTATGAACGCTTTTGCCGCTTCAGCATTGATAGCGTTTCCGTAGGCGCGCAGTCGTCCCACTCGGTTGGTAATCCCATCAGCCAGCGGGAATGTGCCGGGTTCAACTGGCCTCCATTTGCCATCCCGGCACAAGAGCCAGTCAGCATTTCGCCAGAAGCCGTTAACCGGGCTGGTTGATGTGGTGTTAGATGCTCCCGATAACCCACCGAATTCACTACCACGGTAGTTAAGCTTTCCTGTGTCCCTTTCTTCCCGTTGCTGCGATTCTGATACCCCAGCCTTGCTTCGTGTGCCATTGGTGTTGGCCAGTAAGCCAGAAAAATCATGTCTTCCAGTCTGCCCCGATTGTTCTCCGCTCGATCGATGCTCCCTGTTGTGTGTCCCGAGTGGCAACTTCTCGGCGTGGCCCAATGTGCCAATCTCGAAGCTCCGCCGAGTGTCGTCCCTCGCTGTGAGTGATTCGCCGCCGCCGCTTCTCCGCGAACCTGATTGTTGTCTATGGTGGTTACTGTCGGCCAGCCAGAAATTTCTATCCCTGATGTGCGGGGCACCGACGCTCGCAGACGGGAACGGCGTACTTGCAAAGGCGTAATCCATTCCTTCCATGTCAGTTTGAACAAGGTCGATCCAAGCATCGATAGCTTTACTCGCAACCTGCTCTCCAAAGACGACTGAAGGGCGATGCTGCTCAATGATCCAGGCAAAAGATGGCCATAGGTGCCGCTCATCATCAAACCCATCTCCTTTGCCTGCCGCGCTGAAAGGTTGGCATGGGCAACTCCCTGTCCAAACTGGTTTATCGTCGGGCCATCCTGCTTGTCGCAGTGCATATGACCAAACTCCAACGCCGGCGAAGAAGTGGCACTGTGTGAATTCTCGTAAATCATCGGGTCTGACATCTACAATGCTCCGCTCGTCAACATAGCCCGGTGCGATGTGACCGGCCTTAATAAGATTTCTCAGCCATTGGGCCGCGTAAGGGTCAATCTCGTTGTACCAAGCTGTCATGCCGCCTCCATTATCTTTCTCACTTTCGCTTTCACTGACTTCACCGTTTTAACTGGCGTTGGCGGGACAACTTGCTTCGGTACCGGTCTCTTTGATTTATCGCCGGTTCGTAGCCGCTGCTTTATTCGCATATCCCACAGGTAGCAGTCTTTGTGGTCACGGCCGTCATCCGGCGCGCGGGAAACAGTTAGAATTAGTTCGCTGATATCGCCCATTACGCGGCCTCCGCTAACTTATTTGGAATGCGCCAGCACTTAATAGAATAATTACCGCTGGGCTTTTCGGTGCATTCAGCGCCAAAGAATGAATTACTAATTGCGCTGCTAGGATTGGGGAACTCACCATTTCCACGGCCTTTGATAAATGCATTTAATGCGCGCGTGGCAAATTCAACGCAGCCGGGGTCGGGCGCTGTGATGGTTACTCGCATAGGGATACTCCAGATAGTGAAATCCGTTTCTGTGAGTCCGTTTTTAGGCAATAAAAAACCCCGCATTTAGCGAGGCTCATTGAGATTAATAAATATTAGTTACATGAAATTAAAAAATTTCTTAGCCAGGACAAATGCGCCAATGGGGATGCCTAGCGACGCGAGTAACATACCAATAAATACCAAAGACTCTTCTGATGAAGACAAAAGCCAGGGAACAATTAATATATAACTAACAAGTAAGTATCCGTGGATGATTAAAACCTTCATTCCAGAGCTCATTTAATTACTTTCTCTCTGGAGGGATATATTCCATTTTACCCATCGTTCTACCTACTTCCCTGTAGTGCTTCACTCGGTCACGAAAATACTCACGTAAATGCTCTGGCTGCTGCTCCTCTATCTGAGCAGGGATAACCGGCATGTTGTAGCGCTCTTTGAATGCAACGCCGCTGGCGGCTAAGTCCACAGCCATCTTGTCTTTATCTTCTTGCGGTTTATCAGCGAGATTGAAGGTCATTTTTTACCTGCATCAGCTGTTTTACCACGCCAAACTTTATATCTAAGCGCGATTTTATCTGTCACTACTGGCTTAACCTCGCCAGCTTCAAACAAGTTTGCATTCGCAATCGCTATTTCCTGAACGATTTTTTTATAGCGTTTGAGCATGTATCGATGTTTATCGGCTGCTGATAAAGGTTGCTTTGTATTATTTTTGCTCATAACCCCTCCGGTTCATTCATGGGGATTATAGTCTTGTTAACGATAAACTTCTGCGCACATGAGCACAGCGTTGGGCTTGCGCTCTTTAATCAGCGTTGATACGGCTTGGCATTCGGATTGGGTAGGGTAGATATCTTCGGTAACGGGTAGGGCGTCGCATGCATCAAAACCGCATGAGCTTATGAGAAGAACAAAGCCGATTAGCATTAGTCCTCCGCTGGCTTGGCTGCTGTGAATAACTCGCGAAATTCGTAATCGGCATCACCAGCATGCTTAGATTTCAGCTTTTCATAAGTTCGCTGGTCGTTCAGTTTCACCCATGGTCCTGATTTACCGATACTGGAATAATGTTGACGCCACTCGAAAGTAACCGGCTGTTGCTCACGCAGTGATAGCAGTTCCGCAGCCATTTCCGTAACTATTGGATTCTGAGCACCGCCAATATCAACAGGCCCCTGATTCGCAATTTTCTCCAGTTGCTCTTTACTCAGCATCTGCATTCCCCTTCTACCGTGAAACCGGCTGCTTTGATTACTGTAATAACCTCATCGAGGTAAAGCGTACGCTTGGAAGTGGAGCCGTAACCAATTCTTACGTATGTAGCGGCTGGCAGTACAACAGGCTTAGTAAGCCTCTCGTTTGCTGCTGATAACTCGGCTTCTGCTTTCTCAATTCTCTCTATCAGAGTGATAATTGATGATGCTGGGATATAGGCATATCGCAGGGGCGAGGTAGCCATCATTTCTTCACAGTGCTCTCTCAGTTCCTCGATGTTATTCATCAGCTGTTACTCCTCATGCTGTTCGCTTATTCCAAGCGCGTGAGGCCATAGCAATTTTGTCCTTGCCAATCATTTGAGCGCTCTGAGCGTCGCATCCGTGACAACGCACGATAGCTGAATGGTCGGGGCAGTCTTCTTCGTACTGAGCGAATGCCTCAACCTGCTTGGAGCCGCAGAACGGGCATGGCTTTAATTCTTTATCAGTGTTTTCAGACATAACTATTCCTCAGCAGTTTGACTGCCGGTAATGGGGGAGCGCCATCCTTGGCTGGTAAGTCCGTTTACTTTTCATTTCCTATAAGCCTCTTTTGCCCGTCAAATACCTGGGCTCGCTCCTCTGCATCTAATGTGTCGAGATATAGCCATCCTGGCCTGCGAACTGGCTGTCCTTTTTTTAATCCATCGAATTGGGCGAGGGCGTATTCCACAGCATCCTTGCTGGTCTTACTCCTGTGATTGTCATCGTATTTCATGGAAACCCCTTATTTCGTGTATTACGGGGTGCGAGGGGGAAGTTTTAGAACGGGATATCATCATCAAAATCAGGAGTTTGTTTTGCAGCTTGCTGCTGGCGTTGTTGAGCAACTTGTTGAAGTCGAGACTGTGGTTGCGCGCCATTTCCGAGCATAGAACGTTGCGTTTGCTGTCCGCTCATCGTTTGTGTTCCTGGCTGCTCCCGCTCGTCCTTGTCTTTTAGAACGAGCAATAACTTATCAACTGCTTCAGCAGGCGTGCCATCAACAGCTTCTTTGAATGTCTTACGGGAGGTTGAACTAAATGCCTGTTTGATATCGAATTTGTAGCCGTCACCTCCATCAGATTTGGTGTACAGAACTTTCTGAAGGACAAAACCAATCGGTTTGCCTTCGAGTTCGGGGCAGTGCAACTCGACCTCTTGCTCTCCCTGAACTTCGACTGCATTCAGTTGCTTGATTTTGTTCAGCCCCATGATGGCGTGTATCAGGGCAGAACCGTGCTTTAATGGGCTACCATCGCGGCCTTTATAGTTAATGCGAAGGTAATTTATCTTGCCAATATCCGACTCCAGGCAGAGCTCCATCGCCTCAGATTGTGAATCGCGGCCACTGGTGAAAATGGCCGAAGCAATGTTGCCTGCATAAGCGCCAGTTTCAGATGCGCCGCCAGCGCCAGCGGTTTTGGCTGAGTCTTGGTCAAAGGTGAAGATTGGTTGCATTATTCTGATGCTCCGTCGTTAAGTTCGTAATAGTCCCTTATCGCTATATCTACAGCGTTAAGGTCGTTATCTATTTGTTGAGAATTGAAAAGGCCAATAGGGGATTTAACCGGGTCAGTGCCATCGGTTTGCGTTGAGAAGTAGTAGCGTCCATCCATGACGCCAGTGCGAAGAGCTATACCGAACATCCCTTCAACGGTAATTTTTTCGTCCAGCATTTTGCCGATGGTTTTCATTTTTACCCGGCCGGATTGCGTTTCTTCAGTGTGTGCCATGAAGTAGACAATCAGGTCATCTTCAGCGGCCTGGGCAGCCCTGATGACATCCCACGCGCCGCCACCAATTTCAGTGAACTTCTCATAAGACTTTTCACTGCGACGCCGCATAAACTGGTTGCCCATCACATATTGAAAATCATCCACGATGACGATTTTCTTTTTTGCGCGCCGGGCGAAGTTGATGACGGTGATAATGTCCGTAGGAATATCTGTGAAAAAAACATTACCGGTTTTGGCTTCAAAATCCCGAGGCTTCCAGTCTTTGGATTTGAAGGGGAGCCGCTTGTTTTCCGGGTTAACCAAAAAACAATCGGCGGCATTGAGATTGCGCATGCTGGTGGACTTCCCTGTCCCAGACTCGCCGAGGATCAGCACTGGAGTACCCATTAGACGATAGCCCCCATCGCATGTTTCATGGTGTATTCCTGGTCTTCGTTCAGTTCCATGTTTGACAGGCACCAACGGAAGTAACCAGGGTCTTCACTGGCGATATCAGTAAAAGTCTTCCCTTTGTGTTTACCGAACGCCATGGCGTGGAGTAGGGATGGTCGCTTAGTGATTTCCCGCATTTCAGCCACAGTCCATCGCGCTATGCGGTTCATGTGAAGCAGCAACTCAGCCGTGACGTAGCAGTCGTACAGCGCCCTGTGTGCGTGGAGTCCTTCCGGCACATCAGGGTTTAATCCATGCGCATAGCGAAGATACTGATTTCCATGACCGCCTTCCGGCCATAGCTTGCGTGATAACTTAAGCGTGCAAACCCACTGCGCGGTAATTTGAGGCAGCTTTTCACGGTCAAAGGCCGCGTTGTGCGCAACGTAGATATCAGCATCAAGGTACTTATCAATCACGTGCTCAATAAGAGGGGCGTCAGCAACCATGTTTTCGGTGATGTGATGTATTGCCATTGCTTCGAAACTGATTGCCTCAGTGGGCTTAACAAAGTCGCTCATTGGGTTACAAATTTTGCCGTCCACAATATCGACGCTGGCTATTTCAAGAACACTGCCTTCAAAGCTGGTTGTTTCGGTATCAATTACACGAAAAATCATGATGGATTCCTGATGTTCGGGCATCGTTATTGGCGTTTATTTGAGCCAGTTGTTGAGCTATCCGATCAAGGTCGGAGGCTTCCAGTTGATTGTCGATGCAGAGTGATAAAATGAAGTCTTCGAGGCGGGTTTGCTGCGTTACGGCACTGGCTAGCTCCATACGACCCCCGAGATGAAAAAGCAGATAGCCATCAGCAAAAACATCAGCGCGGGCTGTAGTTTTTGTGAAATCCATTTCGAAGGCTTAATCTCAAAATCCTTTCCTGTTAGCTGGTAACGATGCTGCATTTGTAGATACATATTTACTTCGCCCATGATGCTCTCCGGTTAACTGTTACGGATGCTCTCGGGCGTCCGACTGTGGATTGATAAAGCGCGACACAATTACCCTCATGGCAGAATGTGTGGCGTTCTGAATGCTTGTAGAACTGGATGGATACTTTTTTTAAATCTTCTGGCAGCCGAAGTTTTCCGCAGTAATCACACGCTTCAGCATCAAGATGCTCTGTGGCTGATTGAATAACAGTGCCAATATCAAATCGGCGCTGAACTCCCTGGCTGTCGGTGTAGTGCACGAATTCAGCAGGGCGGTTTTTGTAGTCAGGTTCTGTATTACAACCGTCGAAAGTAACGATTTGGTTTCCTAATTTCAGCAGAGCGCCAGGAAGCATTTGAGCAAGGCGTTCTTTTGATACTTTTTGAATTGTCTTCATGGCGTTCTCCTGATTTTTTCCCACGACAAAGCCGCCGACGATGGGTTGTCAGTTATCTGGCTGTGTGGATGTGTTGTATATGCGTTTAATTAGAGTGGAAGGATATCTTTATATTCCCACCACACCCTAAAATCAGGATGTGGTGATGGTATTACGTGGGGCTTGTTTTATTATATATTAAAAGAGGTGTTTTAATTGGAGGGTAATGTCATCGCATTATTATTTTCCTGTTTTTACGTATTTCAAGGTGTGGGCACCTACACCCCAAATTATTGGCTAGTTTAACATGATCTTGACAAACTAATTTATATGGAGTGGGCGAATTTGATAATGCATTTTCAGCATGCTTATATGCCATTGTAGCGAGAGACATAATATATTCATAATTATAGAGTCTCATATCCAAGTTTGAGCTTGTGCTATCCTCAATATAGCTAATGCTATTATCAAGCTCTAGTATTTGCTCATATGCAACAGTCGTGCTGTCTCTTTTGTTATCACTAAAAAAATGCGCTATATCAACAAAGTGACGCTCATAAAACATCCGTAACGATGGGTTGGGAACAAGGATCTTCTTTCTGTCTATATTTAGATGATTATTTAAAAGATATGAGCAAGTTTTAATTGCTATTGCTGCGTTTTCCATCAATCTATTTAGTTCATACTCTAATAGCTTGGTCTTTGTATTTGCTTTTGATTTTGCCTCTTTTTCTTCTCTATAACTCTGAATCAGAAATCCAAGCAAAACTCCAATTAAACCGCTTAAACTAGATATGCATATTAGCATGAATGTGGAAGGGGCTGAATTCATGCTCTCTAATGTTTTATGTATGGATTCAAGTGCTCCGAGTAAAACAACATCTTTCATTGATATGTCCTGAATAGGGTAACTATATGCTTATATTACATTAGCAACTATATTCAGCTCAACTATTCGTTGTGAGTCTTTCTACTAAAAAACGCGCACTACTATATTAGCTACTATTAAATGATAATAATGACAACCACAGGAAAGACACCAGTACCGATTTGGATAGGTGAAGGCCATCATTGCGAACGCAGCGGTAAGTGCCTGAACTGTCTTTAACCACGTCAGGCGGCAGTGGTTCTCGTTGTACCCCTACAGCAAGAAATCGAATAAACTCTAATCACCCCTACAGTGAGTGAGATATAAGAATGGACTTTATGTCAGGCGTCGCCGCCGCAAAACAGGCATACGATTTGCTAAAGGTAATCAAGGATTCGCGTGATCAGGCCATAATCTCTGGGGCCATTGGCGATTTGCATGGGAAGATTACTGAGTTACAAATGCTTAATGCTGAGCTCTCTGGCCTTTATCAATCCGAGAGAGAGGTCGCAGTGAAACTTCGAGAAGAAAAGGCAAAAATCGAGATGTTTTCTATCCAAGCCGCTGAATATGAAATACATAAAACGGCTGCGTCGTCGGTAGTATATAGGTCTAAGTCTGCGACTAATAATGAGATCGGCCATTATTATCTTTGTGCACATTGCTACCAAAATCGAATAATATCTATACTTCAGCCGAGCACTGATAAGCTTGTCAAAGCTGGCTATTTTGTTCATTACTGCCCTGCATGCAAAAATGAATTTAAGATGGATAAAGCTCAAGGAATCAGTGAGGAAACACTAAGGCAAGCATCGAGAAGGTGATTCTAGCTGCGAGTCCTGATGTTTTCCGACTTACGGAAGCCTGCTGCAAACTTAGCCACCTCTGGCAAGCATATGTTGTCAGCGCTTGGCCGCTCTGTGCTGCGTGCTGGAACGCTGATACAGGCCTTTGTCACTCGGCTTACTGGTATGGTGACTAACACTTGATTGGCCTCTCTTTGTGCTGCTCTGCGTTCTTTACGGCGATTCCGTGAGTTATCGGAAGCTGCATAGGTGTATACGACTGTCATGATTACCTCCGGTGATTGGCTTTGGTGATGTGGTGGGCTGGCTAACTTTCCAGCCTCGTACTGTCATGGTCAGCTTTGCTTGTATCCGTAAGCCGTATGGCCGCGCAGACTTATACTGCTCATCGGTGGTATTACTTGCGTCTCGTTTCGTTACGCTTCCACCACATCCCAAAGCCAACTAATCTTTGGTTCCCCGCATCTCGGCGGGAACAAACCCCATCAATGTTAAAGAGCACTTCCTGTCGTACTGATTCGGCGTCCTGCCGTGTTGATGGGAAATATAATCACATAATGTGTTTTTGCAATCAACACAAAATGTGATTAATTTTTCTATACTTTGATATTTGGTTGTTTTTAAAGTGAATTTAATTTGAAAATAATTCAGACGTGACCCATAGCACCGGCTATCAGGCGTGAAAAGTGTGAGGCGAGTAGTATTTAAAGTGGGCAGGGTGGTGAGATTGCCAGATTACAGGCGCAAAAAACCCGGCAGTGGGGCCGGGTTAGTTTCTTACTTATTTTTGGGTGGAGCGATTAACTGTGGTGGTGCGGGAATAGCAGTAGGAACCTGAATAATTATTGGCGCAGGCTGAGCAAGTTGTGTTTCTAGGGGCTCCTTGGTAGCAAGTGCTGAAAGAATCCCCGGAATAGCAACAACCAGAGCAATAATCACTCCAAATATTGCCAGCCTTGTAGAAATTCCGGATTGAATCCCACCAATTGCGGTGTTTAACCCAGCCATTTGCCCTTGTATACCTTCAAATTTACCGCTAATGGATTTTACATCACCATCAACACTATCCAGTTTACCATCAATTTTGGCTGATAGGATTTGTATCGAAGCATTCAAATTTGCTAATTGGATGCTGCTTTGTTCACGCCACTCAGCCATATCTTTCTTCATCGATGCAGCTACAGCATCAACCTCCGCTTTGTTAGCTTGAAGGTGGGCTTGTAGTTCTGACCTATTAAAGTCGGACATAGGCTCCTCCTGATTGTCAACTTTAGCTTTTTCTTCATCAAGACTGCGTGATTTTTTAGTGAATCGATCGCCTATTATATTAGCATATAAAAACGATGATTCACCTTTTGTCGCTTCAGTTTTGGGGATGCTAGCCCCAATCAAATTTGTATTCCCCTTCCCTGCAACTGCAATTGTTTGAGCAATAGACATAAATTTACGATTGTCAACATCTGGTATGTTGATGACAAGCGGGGGAGAGTGATGATGTGGTTGATATGCAATTACAATTTTACCAAGAGACTTTTTAGACATGCAATCGGTAGAATTGTTCATTTCATAACTTCTCCTCAATCTGCTTAATAGCTTCCCCTATGGAGTCTTGTAGAGTTCTGAGTTGGGAAAGGGGCATATATATTGTGCATTCATGAGTTATTTCGTTTATGGCGCCAATTGACAGATCTTGCTTCCCTGGTTCTGAAGATGCTGCAGTTGCTACAATTGAAGGTTCCAGGCGATTAGAAAGGAAATGAATGCTAACCAAATGCCTTGAAGTGGATGTTGGACCAAAGCCTGCAAATTCCGAAAAATGCTCAGAGTAATTTGTAGCTTTTTTAATTTTCTCGTTTGCCATTTAATTTTCCTAATATCACTCCCAATAAGATTATGTTATCGGCAGGAGCCTGAAAATATTCAGAAGTTTTATTTATGATCCACCAACCCCTCTACAGGCTAGCAGTGGGTTAACTTACCTAGCAAATGTCTCTGAGACTATGTATCCAGCCACAAAAGCAGCAACTATGAGTACAATGATAACCACGGTGCTGTTTAATTTCATACATCCTCCAGTCGGTTAGCTTACGCAAAACCCAAATGCAGTGTACTAGCTGAGATAGTAAGTCATATCACCAATTTTTATACCATCGCCTAGCAAGGCTATTGTGATCGCTATAACTGCGGAAATAGCGATAACAGTAGCCAAGACCAAAATTGTTGGTATTACATACTCTTTCATTGCGCCCCCTAAGTTATGGGCTAGCAGTGGGTTACCTTCTTTCAACACTCTTCATTAATTGCTGTATAGCAGAATGGAGAGCTTCTCTTGAACTATCTGATGAGTAAGTGAACTTATTCCACTCATCAAAGGTTCCGCTATTCGCTATTGCTGCTTCGTACGCACTAAAATCAGCGTTTATTTGCGAACGTAGCTTCTTGCCAGATACATTCTTTAAGCTATAAATTTCTTTATTTGTCAGCTTATTGCTTGGGAAGTAACCTTCACTTACGCTATTAAATTGCTCAAAAAGAGACACCATTATTGGTTCTGCTACTGAGTTAAATTCCTTTCTGCGCTCGCCCTTTATTGCATAGTGGTAGCTTATGTATCCACTTGCAGGAACTGCAACGAATGCTACAATCATTGCAATAGTTGCAATTATGTCGCTATAACTTGCAGAGGCTAACACATCCATTATGTTCACTTTTTCAGACCTATTTGCAACTATCGCACTAGCTGTAGCTTTAACCAATGCAGCTTGGCTTCTGATGATTTATATCATGATGAAAAAACGCGGCTATTTCCTGTAGGGCTAGCAGTGGGTTAGAGCCCTTTATTCCACGCCATATCTTTAACTACGCCAATAAACTTACAATCCCTCTCAACAGGAATTGTTTTGTAGTCGGTGTTGAGCGGCACTAAATAAGGATCGCCACCTTCTATGACAAACTTTTTAAAAGTCACGGAGTTTTCTTCCGTTAGTTTCGCAATAACATAACTGCCTGGCTCATGCTCTGCTTTTGGGTCAACCAGAATCAGCATCCCTCTTGGGAAAGTTATTCCTTTATCAGATGTCATTGAGTCACCATCAACTTCTAGCCAAAACGAATCATCACTAACTCGCTTTGTAGTTTCTTCCCAATGCTGAACATCACGAATCTTTTCTGGCTCTATTGCTTCCTGCCACGGCCCAGCGCTTACCTTTCCAAGCACTGGGTATGACCGATGCACGTAAACTTTATCTGATTCACTTCCAAACATTAGTTCACCAGGGCTGATTCCCAGAGCAGCCGCCAACGTAACGGCATCCTCAGCACTTATCTTTCTAGTGCCAAGCTCATAGTTACCAACTCTAGATTGTGATTCCCAGCCGCATTTCTCAGCTAGTTCTCGCTGACTTAATCCCAAAGCCGACCTTGCCGCCTTTAGACGCTCTGCTATTTGGAGGTTGATATTTTTCATGACGCCCTTTTAACACATTGCGTGTTTTTCTTCTTTCACGATTCGTGTTTACAAGTAATCACAAATTGTGTTTAATAAGATTATCTGTAACCACGAGGGACATTAGCAATGAATCAAATTGCTGAAGAACGAAAAAGGATTGGAGTAACCCAGGCTGACTTAGCCAACAAACTCCACTGGAGCCAATCTCGCATTGGTAATTATGAGTCTGGAGCCCGAACGCCTGACCTTCACACAAGCAGAAAAATAGTTCAGGCACTTAATGAACTCGGCGGTAATTGCTCACTGGATAGTGTTTTCCCGCCAGAATCGAAAGCAGCTTAAGCACTACCGCTCTTTAACACTACTGACCTCACCCCGCCGCAATGCGGGTGAACACCAAAGTGACAAGCTCACAGCTTTGTCACGTAACAACATCTAAACCACAAGGGAAGTATTACGCATGGAACGTGCAAGTAACAGCAAGAAAGCTATGAAGATTGAGACCACTTTACTGAACAAAATCGCAATGATGGGGCAGGGGAAGTTTGCTGCTCAGATGGGCATACATGAGTCACGGATAAGCAAGTGGAAGCACGGCTTTTTCCAGCAGGTGAGCATGATGCTGGCGATATTGGAATATGGAGTGGAAGACGAGGAGCTTAACCGGCTGGCTAAGTCGGTAGCTGAGTTGCTCATAAATGGAAAGGCCCCTGAGTGCGCTAACACTTTCGAGGCCTAATTTGAACTTCGCTACATGAAGTCGAGGTAATTATATATGGGAACTATGGGTTCAGTAAACAGTGATACGGGAGTCCGCTATGACTAATGTTGTCCGGCGTGTTGACTTCCAACTTAAGCACATTCAAACAGAGCAATCGGGGGGGCATGTGGCAGACCTCGAAAATGGTTATCTGCGCTTGGCTAATCAGATACAGGATGCTGTCTGCAAGGTAGAGTTATCAGGCCGTGAGTTCCGTGTTCTCAATGCGATTATCCGGCTTACATACGGATGGTCGAAGAAAGAGGATCGGATAACGAACAGTCTGATAGCGGACAAAACCAACCTGACAGTAAAGCATGTATCCGAGGCGGTTTTATCCATCGCTAGCCGACGCATCATCAGTCTTAGGCGTATAGGCCAGACCCGTTACATAGGTATCAATACTAATCTCGACCAGTGGGCTTACACGAAACCGAATTGCCCTAAATGCATATTGGCATTCCAACCGGCTGGAGAGATTGAAGCAGTAATAATCACGTTAACCATCCCTGAAAACGGGGATAGTAAAAAGAGCATTCAAACCATCCCCGAAAACAGGGATAACCATCCCCAAAATCAGGGAGAGGTATCCCCGAAAAGAGGGAACACCAAAGACATTCTTCCAAAGACAGATAAACATAAAGATATTAAACCCCCTAAATCCCCCAAGGGGGACGATAGCGTTAAAACCGTTTTTGAGTTCTGGAAAGAAGCCCATAACCACCCAACCTCAAAGCTGGATGACAAACGCAGAAAGCGGATTAACGCTCGACTGTCAGAAGGCTATCCAGTTGATGATTTGCTCTTAGCCATATCTGGCGCTCTGAATGACCCTTGGCTGATGGGTAAGAACCCCGGCAACAAACGATATGACGGAATCGAAACTATCCTGCGTGACGCTGCTCAGGTGGAGAGACTTCGTGACTTGTCAGGCAATGAACACGCCAAGGCTATCGCCGATGGCAAATACTCAGCAGTCACTGCCAGAAACATCCAGAACTTACAGAACTGGGTGGGGAGCAGCGAGGATGCGGGAGCACCATTCTGATGAACGATACTGAAAAGCCTAAGTTTGCGCAGTCCATGGCAGCGATTGGCGAGATTTACGGGCGTGAGATTTCCGAAGTGATGGTTGGTATTTATTGGAACGCGCTGAAGATTTATGAAAACGCCGAGGTTCAAAAGGCATTTCAGGGACATACGCGGGATACTGACAACGGGCAATTCTTCCCGAAGCCAGCAGACCTAATCCGGCATATCGAAGGAAGCAAAGACGGCAGGGCGTTACTGGCGTGGTCGAAAGCCTACAAAGCAGTTTGCAGTCATGGGCGCAGAGACAGCGTTGTATTCGATGACCCGCTCATCCACTCAGTGATTACCGAAATGGGCGGCTGGATAGACTTTGCTGGGATGCTTGAAGACGAAGCGCCGTTCCGTGCCAAAGAGTTCGAAAAACGGTATCGGTCAGCGCTGCTCATTGGGCCGAGTGAATACCTGCCGGTGCTTATTGGTATGGATGACGCACAAAACATGGTGGCTGGATTTCAGAAAAAGCCAAAGCCGTTTCTGATTGGCGATATTGAGCAATGCAAGCTGATACGTCGCGGCGTTCCGCTGCTTGAACTGAAAGGGGCAGCTTAAAGAGGTGATAGGAAATGGATAAACAGAAGTATTTACTTCTAAACGAAAGCATCAGACAAAACGCAATAGCAGCCATCAGAAACACTCCGCTCGATTTCAAATCCCCCAAAGAAGTCATCATCCAGGAACCCAAGCGAAGCCTTCCACAGAATAACAAAATGTGGCCGCTGCTTACTGATATTGCTGAGCAGGTTTTCTGGCATGGCGTGAAGTACAGCAAGGAGGACTGGAAGGACTTAATCACTGACCTTGTAGCAGAAACCAAGAAGCAGGAACGCAGACAGGCACCGGGCATTACAGGTGGCTATGTTCGCTTTGGTCATCGTACAAGCCAGATGAGAAAGAGCGAGATGGTAGAGATTATCGAGGCCGCTTACTGGTTCGGCACTGAGCATAACGTGAAGTTTGGCGATGACGCCAAGCGAGAAGTGGAGTGGGCCAACCGATGGGGAAACACACCATGCGACAAAGGCAAAGCAGCATAGTTGCAGTAATGGAAAACTCAATATTCAAAGTATCCCATCGAACCAAGCCTAAACCCCCAATCCCCGCCAGCGAAATACCCACATATGACGCCATCTATCCGTTATTAGCTAAACGCTGGCTAAGACTCAGGAGTAGAAAGAATGCTTGAACTACAGCGATCCGTCTGCGCGTTCTGCCGCGCCACACTGAAGCCTGATGAAGTTTATTCCTGCGACCAATGCGAACGTGAAAACGCTTCGAGAGAAATGCTGGAGGAAGCCGATGATAACCGGCAAACCAAAGAATAAGCCGCCCAAGCTAAAGAAGTGCAAAGTCTGCCCCACCAAGTTCACCCCGTTCTCATCCACTCAAAAAGCCTGCTCAATTCCCTGCGCCAGAATCATTGCTAAGCAAGAAGCTGATGCAAAGCAACAGGCAATAGACCGCAAGGCATGGCAAAAACGAAAGGAGAGCCTCAAGACGGCGTCCGATTGGAATAAAGAGGCGCAGGTAGCAGTCAATAGATACATCTTCTGGAGGGACTACGGCAAGCCCTGTATCGCATGTGGAAACGCATTAAATTACGGAGTAAGGGGTGGGGCAGTTGACGCCAGTCATTACCGCTCAAGAGGAACAGCATCACATCTTCGGTTCAACGTTTTTAATATTCACTCCGGTTGCGTTCGTTGCAACAGAGAAATGTCCGGCAACCTGATCCCCTTCCGCAGAAATCTCATTATCAAGATAGGCATCGTTCGTGTTGATCGCCTTGAAACAGACAACGCCCCAAGAAAATTCGACATCCCATACCGGCAACGAGTGAAAGCGATATTCACCCGCCGGGCGAAGCATTACGAAAAACTACGCAAGAGATACCTGGAGGCCGCGTGAATGTAACTCAGTTAAAACTAACCAAAGAGCAGCATGACTGGATTAATTGCTGGCTTGAACTGTGGGGCGCATGGGTTTACTCAGGAAGGTTAGAGAAGCGTATGAGCAGCGTTATAGCGCAGTACATGGCGACAGTAGAGCCGCAAAAATATCCAGATAGGCCAATGTGTAATGATGATGACGGAATGTTGATTTCTCAGGTCGTAGATTCCGTTATGCGCATTGACACAAAGGCCCTTGGCATTCTGATAAGTTATTACTCTCATGGGGCATCCAAGCGAGCAATTGCATCGTACTACTTCGAGACTGCAAAACCCCGCAAGATGTCAACGAGAGGTGGGGATCGGATGAAAAAACCGTCATTCGGGACGTGCCGCAATGAAATCGACCAAATCCTTGAAGCTACCGTGTGGTTATTGTATCAACCGATGCAAAAAGCATTCATCTCCCGCAAACGTGTAGCCAAAATAAAGAAAGTCGCATGAAAGTGTTGACATCTTGTAGCCAATTAGCCACTATTAGAGGGTAAGGTGCCGTATCTGTCTTAAACGAGCGCCTACCAAATTTAAAGCCCTGACTCTAACCGGTCGGGTTTTTTTGCATTTCTACATTCGCCTGAGCGTCACTAAATAACGGGTTCATATCCCAATCTATTCAGGACATTGTTGCAGAAATAGTTGGTGCTCAGCCGAATGTGGTGAATGCAGGTACCGATGTGTGGGGATACAAGTGGAACACCCGTGAAACGACGTCGGCGAATTCCCCGCCATCATAGAAGTACACTGAAAGGTATGCGGTCAGTACATTGGTAGGTGCTAACGCCGGAACTGTAGCCGGCTTCAAAGAGTCCTCGCCATCGTGCGTTTTTTTCTTTTTCAGTCCTCAATATTGTTTAGGTTTATAAGAAAATTCCCACACAAGTCAGCTTTGCTTCTGATGTTTAATAATTAGCCAAAGCTCAATAATGAATCATGAAAATAAAATACAAACATTGATGTGAGTCATGATTTTGTATTTTTATAAAAATATGATAACTATTGAATTTATGTGGTTAAAATCCACTGGAGCATAAATTGAAAAAGCAACTGACTGGTTTGGCTGTATTGGCTTTGGGTATAGCCGCGGCCCACGCAGCACCACCAACGACCGAATTAAAAGTTAAAGGAAAGATAGGCGTTCCAACGTGCAATATTAATGCACCAGACAGCGGTGTCTATGATACTGGTAATATAAGTTCAACTCAGATTAAATCAGGTACAGCAACGACTGAATTGCCAAAAATAACTAAAAATTGGACAGTAAGCTGTGATTCTGAAACTTTTTTGACGGTAAACTCAACTGATAATCGCAAAAACTCCAGTTCAGTTGATGGAGCCGGAACCTATGGTTTGGGGATGATAAATAGTACGGGTAAAATAGGCTACTTTACTGTGCGTATGTCAAACGCAAAAATTGATGGTAGCCCATCACGATTATTTTACACTACGTCGAACACCTTTACCGCAAGTGATGAGGTGTGGCTGTATCGTGGTGATAGGGGTTATATCCAAGGGTGGACATCTGCTGATAATGTTCTGAAATCAGGTAAAATATTTAGTGCTGATCTTGCTGTAATTCCTGTATTGGCGGGTACTGAAACGATGAATGGCCCAGTTACAGAAGATACTAAAGTTGACGGTTCTTTGACGATGAATTTTGCTTTTGGTATCTAGCATCATAATGTGGTGATTGGATATCAGAGACGAACGCAGACTTAGTGAAATCGGCTTAGTAGCTGTGACACCACATACAAATTTAAAGCCCACACATCACTAACCGCAAACAATCGTTAATGCCTGCATGTTGATCATGTGTGGCAAATCAATTTTAAGGCTCACTTCGGTGGGCCTTTTTTATTTAGCTCCCGCTAGCGCCAATCATCCTCAAACAAACTCCGTGTCTGAATGGATCACGGCGGCGAGCTATTCCCAAAAACAGCAAATACACGCCCAGGCCAACTGGCAGGGGGAGACCATGAAAATGAAGGAATATTCAAGCTCAATCGCCCTCTGGTTTGGTGGAGTGACAGCCGGCATCGGGGTGTTGACATTAAGCGACTGGGCAATGATTACCGGTATCATCTGTACGCTCGGGACATTCGCCCTCAATTGGTACTACAAGCAGAAAGAGCTTCAACTGAGAATGGGGGTTGGCAATGTCACCAGCCCTGAGAAATAAGATAATTGGCGCGGCGGCTTTCGGGGCGCTGGCAATCGCCGGAGCACTGCTAGGTGGTGATGATGGGCTAGAGGGCCGCAAGTATGTGGCTTACCACGATGTCGTGAATGTTCTCACTGTATGCGATGGTCACACCGGGAAAGACATCATCCCCAACAAAAAATATTCAGACGCTGAGTGCGATGCTTTATTGCAGAAAGACCTGGCACCAGTACAGCGCACTGTCGATACAGCAGTAAAAGTCCCCCTGAGCAAATACCAGAAAGCCGCCTTATATTCATTTACCTATAACGTAGGCCAGAGCGCATTCACTAAATCCACTCTGCTTAAAAAGCTCAACACAGGCAACATCAAAGGCGCTTGCGATGAGTTACGCCGCTGGACATATGCCGGTGGCAAGCCGTGGAAGGGATTACAGAACCGGCGCGAGATAGAGAGGGAATTATGTTTAGCGGGTTAAAGAACATATTCACCTATCTACTGGCGTTACTGCTCATCATTCTGGCTGGCTTATCGCTTCACTTCTACAACGAAGCTGACGAGTGGCACGACAAGGCTGATGCGGCTACAGCACTAGCCCAAAGAAAGCAGGACACCATCGATATGATGGAGAGCCAGCGCCAAGCTGTAGCCGCTATCGATATCAAATACACTAAGGAGGTGGCAGATGCCAAATCTGAAAATGATCGCCTTCGTGCTGATATCGCTTCTGGCACTAAGCGGTTGCAACTCAATGCCACATGTTCAAAGCCAGTGCCCAAAACCACCGGCCCCGCCAGCGTCCCTGATGATGCCAGCGCCCGACTTACTAACGCCGCTGAACGGGATTATCTCAGTCTCCGCGAGCGAATCGGCGTCGCAACCAGCCAAATAAAAGGCTTGCAGGACTACATCAGCAATGTGTGTTTGAAATAATCAGGTTCTGGATGCCTAATCCACTTTCAAAGAAGCTACCAAGCCCCCATAATTATTTATTATAAATGTCCATATCTGGAGGGTTTACATGAGCAGTGATTGTGATCGGGAGCAGCTTGAGCACCTTAGTACTCTGGAGCTTGAAGAAATCGCCTTTAACTACGGCCTGATTGGGGAGAGCGAATCATTGGAGGATGCTTCAATTGAACGTATTGATGAGTTAATTGGCGACATCATTAAAGCTAAGGCAGAGAGTGATGATGCATCTGAAGAGGCATCGGCAATGGAACAGCATTTCTACGAACAAAAAATGAATAATAATTTTTCCTAGTAATATCAATATTCTATTTGGTTTTTCCTTCTGTTTTAAGCCTGACTCCGGTCGGGCTTTTTTGTGTCCGAAGTAAACCCATCGCGCATTCACCGCGCACTTCAAACGAGAGTCTTTCAGAAAGCTGGGCCTGAGAATTGCCGCTATAAGGTGGCGACCTTCTCTCGGGCGGCATTCTGGTGAACAGGCTCATCTTTCTAAAAGGTAATCGCTATGACTTATCCAACCGTAGTAGTAAACGGGGTGTCCGTTCGTGTTGATTCTGATGGACGATATAGTTTAAACGACTTGCATGCAGCGGCAGTTACAAAAGGGGAGGCCACAGAGTCACAGCGCCCCGGCGAATTTCTCAAAAGTAAGCAGATAAGGCGTTTTGTTCAGGCATTGAGCGATGCGACAAAAATCGCATCGACCAAAACCGTTAAGGGTGGCTTTGACCAGGGTTCTTGGGGATTGGAGTTAGTGGCTATTCGTTATGCGGCATGGCTGAATCCAATGTTTGAGATTCGTGTCTATAACACCTTCCGCGACGCAGTGATTAATGGCCTTGGTGCGATGAACCGACTTAATCGCCTTGATCTGCTTATCAACTCTGAAGTTAAAGAAATTAGTTCCTGCACCAGAAAGATGAATGGCTGGGGAGTAGGTGGACGTAAGCGGCTATTGCTTACCGCAAGAGAACGTCTCGTAGAAAGCATTGATCCTGACATGGTGGCAATCATGGAAGGGAAAGCGTAATTGCGGATTGAGAGCCACTTTCACAACGGCTCTCAGTAGATACCCAATAACAGGCAATTTATGCAATTATAAGGAACGATTTAAGCTCAAGGTTGCAAGGCATGGCAAAGTTCATAAGGGACTACAAAGGGGCGTTTAGGCGCAATGGGTATATCGGACTCGGGATAAGAGAATGGATATTCTTCACGCTGAAAAGTGCGCTGCTTTTTTTGGTACTTATTCTTGCTTTCACTGCTCTACAGTACGCCGTTATTTTCGGGACTCCTTTGTTTGACTATTTAACGGCTTCTGGTGTTCGCATTTCCAGTATCTGCGGGATTCTCGCATCACTGATAGTGAGCTTCGGACCAAGTGTGTTGTACAGCATTAGATACTGCGTCAGGTAATCATCACAAGCCGCCTCCGAGCGGTTTTTTATTGGATGCTATTTATAAAACTCTGCCAAGCGTCACCACAATGGCGCTTCACAAAGATTTATAACGACAAAAGGAATAGTAAATGGCTAAACCAGACTGGGAGGTCATCGAGTCGGCATACCAGGCTGGCTTGATGTCTCTGCGTGTCAGGTACTTGATAATGATTTTACTTACCTCTGAAAGTTCTTCAGTATAAAAAGCTGATTTGTTTGAATTATCAAGGATAAGCAATGGACATCGAATTTGGGAGCATTACCCCTGTAAATGACGATACGGCGGTTTGCGTAGAAGTAACGATTTATACCAATGATATGAATGTGGAAAACATTAGCTTTTATCTGCGTTTCTCGGTAACTCCTGAGACAACACTTGCTGATATAAAGCGAGAAGCAAAAGCTAACGCGTTAAAACAGATGGAAAAAGCCATTCAATGGCTATCAAGTAACTGATTCCTCGCCGCCTTTGGGCGGTTTTTTATCATACCGAATTTATAAAACTCTGCAAAAGGTGTTCATGAAGTGCCTTTGACAGAATCTTATAGATGTTTTCACATATCGAGGTATCAGCTAATCAGCGGCTGAGACTTTACCAACCAGCGGAATATTCTGTTATGGCTAACTCAGACTTACAAATGAAGCGGCCATATCCGCCATTATCATTCGTTAATGAGTTCAGGCCTCACATTGAGTTGGTTCCTGCTAACGAAGTGCTTTTTCAATTAAAGTCCATTTATCAGAATAAAGCCCTTCTCTGTCAGAAGATACTTTGAATAGTGGAACCTGATGGTGCCAACTTGATAAATCATCTACATCTTTGCTTGGCACAATGAACACTTCCGGATTTCTAGGGTTCATAATATCTTCAGATACATTACAAAAAACGTAAAATAGCGTATCGGAGGAGTGCGGGCGTTTTTTCCCTACCATCCATTGCCTAGGCTGTGACCGTGCCCATGATCCTTTTACCTGTATGCTGATGCTTTTTGAGCCATCAATGGTAGCAATGATATCCACCGCACTTGAACCACTAGTGGTTAGAGCGGCACTGATACCCAATCTAGAAAGCATGTAAGCTACATAATATTCGCTAGCATCACCTGCACTCTTTGAAGATCGCTTATTAATCTCAGACATATTTAAACTCTTGGATAACTAAATGGCACTCACCGACAAACAAGAAATGTTCTGTCGCGAGTACCTCATCGATTTAAACGCTACACAAGCGGCTATTCGGGCGGGGTACAGCGTAAAGACTGCAAACCGCATCGCCGCGCAATTATTGTCAAAACTTGACATCCAAAACAGAATCGCCGAACTGAAAGCTCAACGCAATGATCTGGTTGGCATAAATGCGGCTTATGTCTTAAATAGGCTCGTCGAAATCGACCGGATGGATGTATTAGATATTCTGAATGATGACGGTGGAATTAAACCCATCTCTGAATGGCCGAAGGTGTGGCGCACAACACTCAGTGGTTTTGATATCAATACATCGATTACCAACTTCGATGAAACCACCATTGAGAATATCCTGAAGAAGATTAAATGGCCGGATAAGGTAAAAAACCTTGAGTTAATGGGTAAGCACATCAGTGTTCTGGCGTTCAAAGAACAAATTGAGCAATCCGGCTCTGTAACTCACAACATTATGCCAGTCCCAACCTGTAACAGCGCTGACGAATGGGAGGCAGCCGCACAGCAACAGCAAAGCGAGGTATTAGGCAAATGAGCTACAACGTAGTTTGGAAGCCGTTACCTGGTTCTCAGTCGCTTTCGTTGAGTTGTCCGTGTGATGAGATCCTTTTCGAAGGGACTCGCGGCCCAGGTAAAACGGCCGCACAGTTGGCCCGCTTTCGGCGAAAGGTTGGACTGGGTTACGGCACGTTCTGGCGCGGAGTCATATTCGACACAGAATATAAGAACCTTGCCGACATTATTACCCAGTCCAAGCGCATGTATCGCCTGTTCGGTGATGGTGCTCGCTTTCTCGCGTCAGCATCGGAATTACGTTGGATCTGGCCCACAGGTGAAGAGTTGCTATTTCGGTTCGGTAAAGAAGAAAACGACTATTGGGATTATCACGGTCAAGAATTCCCGTTTATCGGTTTTAATGAGCTGACAAAGCAACCTAACGCAGACTTCTATGAGTCGATGTTCTCTTGTCGCCGGTCATCGTTCAGGCCACAAGATTACCCGCTACCTGACGGCTCGTTATTGCCAAATATCCCGCTTGAAACATTCAACACTACCAACCCGTTTGGCATAGGCCATACATGGGTGAAGAAACGCTTTATTGAGCCAGCGCCGCGCGGAACAATTATCCGTGATACTCAGATGGTGCCAAACCCGCAGACTCAGCAGGATGAGGAAATAACCCTTACAAGGGTGGCTATTCATGGTTCGTTCAAAGAGAACCCATATCTCGACCCAGTTTATATTGCCTCACTGATGAATATCAAAGACCCAAACAAGCGTAAAGCGTGGGTTGAGGGTTCGTGGGATGTGACCAGTGGTGGACGGTTTGACCATCTGTGGAATGAAAGCATCCATGTTATCAAGCCATTTCGGATACCAGATAGCTGGGCGGTTGACCGCTCTCATGACTGGGGCGAGTCGAAGCCATTTTCTAACCTTTGGTGGGCGCAGGCTGATGGCACAAACGCAACGTTGCCAGACGGCTCAATATTCTGCCCACCAGCAGGCTCATTGCTCCTGATTGGCGAATGGTATGGCTGCCCACCGGATGAGCTGAATAAGGGTTTGAACATGTCATCAACCAACGTCGCTAAAGGCGTCAAATGGATTGATGGGTGGTTGTCAGGAACTGATGATGAAATGCCTGATGAAATGAAAGAACAAGGGCAGATACACCTAATGCCAAACATTTGTTCTGAGGTTATCCCCGGCCCTGCTGATGGAGCCATTTATAACACTGGCGACAATGAATTATCTATTGCGCAGAAGATGGAGGATCAGGGCGTTACGTGGATACCTGCAAATAAGAAGCCCGGTTCGCGAATTAATGGAGCATCAATATTTGCAGACATGCTTGAGGCTGTTGTTGAAGGCAAAAAAGCAGAATCAGGGGTGCCGGAAAAACCAGCCCTATACATTTTCGACTACTGTCGCGGCTGGATAAGTCGTGTCCCTGTATTAGTTCGAGACGAAAAGAACCCTGATGACGTGGATACGACGCAGGAAGATCACGATTGGGATGCCACACGATACCGGGCATTACACTCGCCACCAGAAATAGTCGGCATGTTGGTGCGTAAGCGCTGATGGAGGATGACGTGAGCAATAATATCGATATTAAAGCGTTGTCCATGGCGGTAAACAGCCTGGCGATTGAACGCGCCCGAATAATGAACCTCAGTTTCGGTAAGTCAGGAAATACTAAGCGAACTCGGATATATCAGGAATTTGGATATCCAGAGAACCTGACTTTTGATGAGTATTACAACGCCTATGAGCGGAATGCAGTGGCTGGGGCAGCAATAAAGAGGATGGTTGAAGGCTGCTGGGAAGATTACCCCGAAGTGTTTGATGGTGAAAAATCGCAAGATTCCAAGGGGGAAACACCATGGGATAAAGCAACTAAGAAGCTACTCAAACGCTGCTGGAAGCAAATTAAAGATGCTGACCGGCGTAATCTTGTTGGGCGCTATTCGGCCCTGTTGATTCAGCTACGTGATAACTCTCAATGGTCTGAACCAATAGTGGCAACCACCATCGGATCGCTTAAGGAGAAAGCACTCATTAGGCTAATTCCCGTATGGGAGTCGCAGCTTGATGTTTCTGACTGGGATACCGACCCGCTTAGCGAGAATTACGGGCAACCCAAAATGTACTCCTATACCGAATTACCGGTTGAAGGGCAGTATAGCGGCGCACCATCTCGGCAAGTCAATATTCACCCTGATCGCGTTATCATCTTGGCTGAAGGTTCCGAGGATGGGACGCTAACCTCTGGCGTTCCACTGTTAAGGGCTGGTTTCAATAAGCTGCTTGATATAGAAAAGACATCTGGCGGAGCTGCTGAGGGCTTCCTGAAAAATGCCAGCCGACAGCTAAATTACGAGTTCGATAAAGATACTAACTTTAAGACGCTCGCAGCCGCATTAGGCGTCCCGCCTGATGGGTTGGCTGATGGCTTAGATGAGCAGGTTAAGCGACTAAATAATAGCACTGATAGCGCTGCGTTCATGCAATCAGGTAAAGCTACGGTGTTATCGGTTACGCCGGGAGATCCTGAGCCAACGTGGCGCACCCTCATTAATGAGTTCTGCTCAACCATACCCATGCCTTTCAAGGTGTTGATGGGAATGCAAACGGGTGAGCGAGCATCATCTGAAGATGCGAAAGATTGGGCCAAAACCCGCATGTCACGGCGCAATGGATTTCTGTCTGATCTAATTGAGATCGTGCTTACTCGCTTCTGGACATTCGGAATTATTGATGAGCCGCCATCCGGTGAGATTACAATCTCATGGTCTGACTTGCTCGCGCCCAGCAAGGCAGAGAAAATTGCTGATGCTGACAAGATGGCTGATGTAGCGGTTAAGACACAAAACGCATTTGGGCGTTCAGCTATTAAAGAGAACGAAATCCGGGCCGCCGCTGAGTTACCAACTTTGCCAGAGTACGAGATAGAGCTACCACCGCTACCAATAGGAGACCCGTTGACCGATGATAAACAAACGTCCGGGCCTGCCGGTGATACCAAGAAACAAAGCGGACCCAACTCAAAGCAGCCGCCAGGTAAATAAGATGCGCAGTGATATCGCCCAGCGGTATTACGACATCAAAGTAGCGCTCAGACAGCAATTCGATATTTATCTAACCGGTACCATTCAAACCAATAACTCTCAATCAACCGCCATTATCTGCAATAACGCAGCAGATGATCTGCCATCACTTTATTACGTCAATGCCGGAGAGTTTATCTACGACATGGACGCAAGGCGATTGGCGGCGCTACTGGAGATTGTGCAGACGATACTTGACGATTATCTGCTTGAAGGTAATGGTCAGAATATTTGGGCCATGTCATATGTCTCATCTGAATTTGAACGTGGCACCTTAAATGCCTACACAAACCTTGCGGCACAGTCTCCCGTATATGCCGCGCAAACCACGTTATCTCAATTGCTGTTTAGTGCGCCTTATCTGAATCAGATACAAATGGCCTACGTGCCGGTGCATAGCGACTGGAAAGGGTTATCGGATACCACTCGCGCTGATTTAGCTAACGTTCTGGCTGACGCTATAGGTCGAGGAGTTAACCCCCGAGAAACTGCCAGCATAATCAGCAAGCGTCTTGATGTATCGATGAGTAAGGCTGAGAACATCGCTCAGACTGAGCAGGTTGGCGCATTGCGTCAAGCCCAGTGGGCGGAAACAGAGTGGGCTAAAGATCGCCTTGGACTGAATACTATGTTGCTGCATCTGTCAGCACTTAAGCCAACAACGCGAATGACCCATGCTTATTGGCATGGTCGATTGCGTACTGTTGCCGATGTGCGGGAGTGGTACAGCATTGATGGCAATAAATACCGGTGCTATTGCAGCCAGATACCAGCAATTGTCAATGACAGCGGCAAACTTCTCAACCCTAACTTAATTGAACGTCTTGTCGTTGAGCGCAAGCAGTGGCAAGAGACGGAAGGCGTTACGACATAGCACCACCACCGATTAAACCATAAAGAGGACTCAGCATGTCACGCATCTGCGTAAACGTGCTGTCGGTCATCAACTCCGCTTCAAACATCACTTCTGAAACCATTGATGGCGTTGAGCACATCGTTGTGAAGGACGTCTGTCCAGTTATCGACGATATCGTGCTCAATGGCGGACTGTACCCGGCAGACGAGATTTCAAAGGGCTTTAAAAGCCTTGAAGGTAAGCCCATGCCCTATGGGCACCCGAAGATTGAGGGCCAATACGTCAGCGCGAGTAATGTGCGGGCCGTCAACGAATATCACATCGGTGCTTTTGCTCGCAACGTTCGTAAAGACGGCGATCGCGTACTGATGGATATGTGCGTTAACCGCCGTTATGCCGAAGCTACGGATAAGGGTAAAGAGGTCGTTAATCGACTAGACGACATGAAAGCGGGGGAAGAGGTTGAGCCAGTCGGCGTATCAACCGGGCTAAATCTGAATCGTTCGGCAGGAAAGGGAGTATCGAAGGGTAAAAAATACAACTGGATTGCTCGTAACCATGCCTACGACCACTGCGCAATTCTATTGCATGAGACGCCAGCCGGAACGCCGCGGGAGGGGGTGGGGATTTTTGTTAATGCTGCTGGTGAAGAGCTTCAGATTGAAACGGTAAGCCTGGCTGATTCTACCGATTGCACCCGCGAAGGCTGGTTTAACAAGGTTCTGTTTCATTTCAGTACTAACTCGCAACTGTCCCACAGTGAAATATACGAAGCCATTAGCAATGCGCTGAATGTTGGCGGTGATTTCAATATTCGCCGCTGGATTGAGTCCATTTACCCCAATTATTTCATCTACGAAGACGGTCCCAAGAAGTTTAAACAATCCTACCTAATCGATGAGTCGCAGACAGCGCAACTCGTTGGCGAACCAACCGAAGTCATTAAAAAAGTCGAGTACGACGAAGTTAAAACCAACGGAGAATTAAATCCAATGAAAGACATGATTACCAATGCGCTGAAAGCTGCTGGAAAGCCGACTGACGGCAAAACTGAGGCCGAGCTGCTAGATGCCTACAACCAACTGATGGCTAAGCCTGCTGACACCACTGTCAACACTGATGCCATTACTGCCGCAGTAAATGCAGCGGTAAAGCCCTTGAGCGACGAGCTTGCCGGGTTAAAAACTCAGTTAGCAGCCAATGCAGATAAAGAACTGGCGACCAAGCGAGCAGCAGTGAAGGCTAAATTCAAGCTTGAAGATGCCGCAGTTAATACGCTAGCGGGTGAGGCTTTAGATGGGTTGTTTGCTCAAACCCAAACAACTATTGGGCTAAATGGTGCGTTTAACCACGGTGACGCGCAGGACGATATGGCTGATTACATTCCGGGGAAGGTGGCGTAAATGGCTCGATATAACCGCATTAACATTGATGGCGCGGCAGAAACAGAAAACCGCCAAATGAAGGTTACAGTGTTGCCGGGCAGCCTGGCTTTTATCGGTTCAGATGACAAGTTCGACAAGTTTGTCACTGCTGGCGCGGGTGAGGGGATCCAGCTTTATGCTATCGGCGTTGATTATCTGCAAGGTAAGCGAGTTACCGAAACTGTAGCTATTGGTGATATTGGAGTGGGCAACTATTTCGAGACTGGCCGATCGTTTGCAATGTTGGTGAAAGCTGCTGCTGCATTGAATGTCGATACTCCTTTGGCTGTGGACGCTGCCGGCGTACTGCGCATTGGCGTAGTGGGCACTGATCACATCGTGGCTTACTCGAAAGAGAAGTTTACCGTTGGCGCTTCCTCTGAACTCGTCATCGTTCGCGCTGCTTAAGGAGATATGAATGTTAGTTTTTAATCACGCAGACGGGCATTTCAACAATGCCGCATACATGGCGCAGTACCGAGCGCTGCAAGAAGAGCGACGCATCGCTGCAAATGCTCAGTCCAATATCACTGAAGGCTTGATCCAAGGTGGCATGCAGAACAGTGAAGCTTACGTTAAAAATGCCGCTGGCATTCTGACGCGTGACTTCTGGCAGGAAGTGGATAACCAAATCATCCAGATCCGCGATAATGACCAAGGCCGCGAGTTCTTAACTGACCTGCAATCAATCGGTACGCCAATTAATCCGGGCAAGACGGCGAAACTGTACACCGTTGGTCAGGATATCTCTGATGAAGTAACCATCTCTATGGATGCCCAGCCACCGGTGTACAAAGATCATATCGATTTTGACACTGATGGCGATCCGGTTCCTGCCTTTACTGCTGGTTTCGGTGTGAACTGGCGTCACTGGACTGGACTCAAGTCTGAGAACATCGATTTAGTTGTTGAGTCTCAGGCTCGCAAGATGGTGAAGGTATTCAGTCATATTGCCGACTATATGCTGGATGGCTCTTCACGTGCCAAGGCTGGCAGCTATGTTGGTCAGGGTATTCGTAACCACCGTAACACCAAGAAAATCGATCTAGGTGCTTCAGGTGCCAACATCAATCTGGTTACCGCAACTAATGACCAGATCATAGCGTTCTTTAACCAGGACTTCGCAAAAATTCTGGATGACAACTACATCGATGCTGTTGATGTGTTGTGGATTTCCCCAGAGATTCGCCGCCGTCTGGATGCGCCATTGTCTCAATCTGGTAACTATAAAGAAGGCACTCTGCGTGAGGAAATTCTGCGCTTCTCCCGCATTAAAGCTTTCCGCTCTACATTCAAAATGAAGGGTAACGAATTCTTCGGTTACGTGAAGAATCGCGAATACATCAGCCCGTTAGTTGGTGCACCGGTATCAACTGTTGCAGTGCCGCGCTTGATGCCAAACGCAAACTACGACTTCATGATCTGGGCGTTGATGGGTATTCAAATCAAGGCTGACGTTAACGGTCGTGGTGGCGTGTTCTATGCTGCTGACATGAGTTAAGGAGATGGGAATGGAAAAGTACGTAATCACTCGACCTTGGATTGCTGGTCAGAAAGAGGGGGATGTGGTTGAACTACAAAAACTGCATCCCGCTTTGGTTTCTCATGTCCGCTTAGTTACTGATAACCGTGAATTTGAGGTTGCCACGCCATCCCCTGAAATTGACGAACTTAAAGCGGCACTCGTTGCCGCCGAAGCCGCGTTGAAAGCAAAGGACGATGAACTGGCCGACGAAACAGATCGGGCAAATACCGCCGAAGCCGCGTTGAAAGCAGCAACTACAAAAGGGAAATAACAATGGCAGCCCAGATCACCCCCGCAGATGTTAAATCACTTCTGGCAGAACTGGGCTATTTCATCCCGGACGTTGTGCTGAATCTGATCATCTGCCAGGTTGATAAAATCGATATTTGCTTAGACGAGGCAGGCTATGACGATTGTATTCAGCAATTAATCAAGCTGTATGCAATAGCGCTAATGGCTGCCTCGTCTGGTGCCAGGAAGATTAAGTCACAATCAGCGCCATCAGGGGCTTCACGTTCATTTGAATATGGGGAGGCGGGGCTTGCGCAGCTTCGTGATTCATTAACGGCTATGGATGCGTTTGGATGCACTAGCGGGCTTCCAATTACTGTTGGTAATCCGGTCGGGCTGTTTATGACAGTAAGGGGAAATTAATGATTGAAGCAAAAAAACTCGCTGACTTGATGAATATGATGTTCAAGTCTGACCCAGTAGCTGTTGAGTCCATTATTTCCAGCCGAGTCATTGTTAATGAAGTCATGGCATCATCAGACTGTCCGATTATGTTAGGTCGGGACTCTCAAGGAGTTTTAACAGTGGGCACAGTCGGGATACTTAATGGATTGGCAGCGCCTGGCACTGGATATCTTGCGGCAATTTATGGTGATGACAAACAGCTGTCAGGGTTCACAGTCGTTGGCTGTAATGAATGCGAACCATACCAGTATGAGAGGTACCACTTATGAGCAGCGCCGCAAACTGGAGCTACACGGCAACAGTAACGTTATGGAAGAAGAACGGGAAGCCAGATGATTATGGCAAGCAGGCTTGGTTTCCTCCCATTCATATTATGTGCGATTACGGCGGTGATGCTACCGCAAAGCTGGGTGGCCTTGGTTTAGAGTTCGTTATCAAAAACACGCACTGGACTGAGTACGCTGACGCCGAACGGGGCGACTACATCCTGATTGGCGATTCGGTAGCGACTGACCCGACCAAGGTGGATGGCGCTGATGAGGTAAAGCATATCATTCGTTACGCTGACACATTCGAGCGCATTGCGGACGATTTCGCAATTATCACGGGAGTCTGACATGGGCGCGAAGGTTAAAGGCATCAGAGAGGCTAAAGCTAATCTGAATAGGCTGATTAATGACATTCAAGGCCGGAAAGCTGTCAGGGCGATAACTAAGGCGTTAATTATCGGAGCGTCACAGGCTGCACTCTATACCCCCATCGATACATCAACCCTTATCAATTCTCAGTTTCGTGATATCAGCGCGAATGGCACTAGGCTGACCGGGCGTGTGGGCTATTCGGCTAATTACGCGATATATGTCCATGACCCTAGCGTTAAACAGGTATTCCGCAGACCAATGGCCGAGAAAGAGTTTCTTACGAAAGGTTTCGCGGACGCTAGGCAGTCCATTGAAAAGGCGATTATGGAGGAAATGAAACTATGACTCCATCAATGCACCGGCGTGTTCGCGATTACTTTGTCGAGTCTGGGTTAACTACTGCTTTCACTACTCAAATGCTCAAATGGCGTGATACCGGCAAGCTGACAGAGCAGTTTATTGTTTTTCGGCCCAACGGCGGCAGTTCAATTCGCAACGACCTTGGCAGTGAGTATTACGTCCTGGTTGATGTGATTGGCGCGGTTAACGAGGATGAAGCGGCGGATAATGCAGCACAGGCAATAATCGCGCACGTTCAGGCCAATCCAAATCCGAATGACTGCATTGGCTACATTGAAAACCTCGGCAGTATCTCATCACCCGTAACAACCACTGAAGGCCGCCTGGTCTACAGACTTCAATTCGCAATTAAATACGGCGACTAAGCCGAACTAATAGAGGTAAAAAATATGCAAGGTTGCCAAAATGGTTACGGCAAGCTGGTTGGTCGCGTCGCCGTTTTGCGGATGGCGTTTGGTTGCCCGGAAACACCACCAGAGGTAGCGGACTGGAAGCGCATGGGGGCGCTGACTACCAAAGGCCTCGATTATTCGATGAATACCATTTCTTCTGACGCGGATGACGCCAAAGGGCTGGTAGAGAACCTGGTCACTAACATGGATTTGACCATTTCAGGTGAGGGTGAGTGGCGTAAGAGAGCTAAAACAACCGAGGTTGGCCCGGTAAAAATGTCGAAATACATTTTCGATGAGGTCCAAGCAGGCCGCCAGCCGGGTCTATGGGTTCGCTTTGATTTCCTTGGCGTGGATGATGGCACCTATATTCAGGGTTACTTCAATACCACTTCATGGAGTTCAGATTTCGGTTCTTCTGACTTCGCTACTTACTCCGGTGAGTGGAAAGTTGCTGATGCAGATTCTGTCACTTTCGTTGATGGCTCGGCGATTCCAGTTGCCAGCGTAACTGTGGCTCCGGCAACCAGTACTGGCGCGGTCGCTGCAACAGTTCAGCTTACCGCGACCGTTCTACCTGCGGACGCTACTGATAAAACGGGTGTATGGACAACCTCTGACGCAACCAAAGCAACGGTTAGCTCAACGGGTTTAGTCACCCGCGTTGCAGTCGGTACAGCGACTATCACATTCACAACGAATGATGGCGCTAAAACCGGAACGAGTAATATTACTATCACCGCGTAATTCTCACAAAGAGCATCTTATTGGTGCTCTTGATGATAATTATTTAAAAGTTGATCGTTTTAAACGATCAATATTGCGATATTGATCTGCATTACCAATTATACCCTTATCTTTATTACTGCTATCGTTAATTATACAAATAAGAAAGGCGATAAATTCATGAAAAATAAAATGAAGCTTGGGCTTCTGGTGTTGTGCTTTTCGTCTCTTTTTCAAATTACAGCAAATGCGAATGATTTAGTTTCAAATAACAATACCCCGCAGTTAATTGAGCGAAATATTGAAATATATCCTTCCCGCGCCTGGGTGCACGATAAAGAAGGGTATGTGAAGATTACTTATGATATTAACGCTGCCGGAAAAGTTGAGAATGCAAAGGTGGTTGAAGCTGAGCCGAGAAATCTCTTTGAGAAATCAGCCTTAGATTCTATCTACAAATGGAAGTATGAACCCAATAAGCCAACCAGTGGAATGGAAGTCACCATAAACTACAAGAAGCCGAAGTAAGGCCGCAGATGCAAAATTAGACCCGTTGAATGCGGGTCTTTTGCTTTCTGGCGCGTCCGTACACTGAAAAACCAACCGCTCAGTTGGTTTTTGTTTCCTTCACCGTACACTTTTTTTTACATCGTAATATTTGCACGGAATATTCTTAATATGAAGTTTAGTTAATTAGGAGGTAGTTTTATATTTCACATGTTTTACACAAGGAATTAACATGAAATTACTTCTAAGCATCTTACTTATATCAAGTCCGGCGTTTTCTGTTTCCTCTCCGATAAATGAAAATATGCCAGTACCTGCGATAGCTCTGGTATCAGAAGCAGCATGTATTCGTAGTTATTCCGTGAAAGAACATACTGCATGTATAAAGCTGGTGGACTCCTCAATAGTTAAAGCTTACTGGGCTGGGAAAATGAGTCAGTTTTGTAAGTCGCCATTCAACAGAAGTGCCGGGAAAGACAGGCAATGCAGGGCAGTTAAGATGCTTTCCTGTGCATTGGATGAGATAAGTGGTAGGTATCTTGAAGAGTAAATAATAGTACCTACACAAGCAAAACCCGAAATGGGCTTTGCTTTCTAACGCGTCCGTGCGCCGGTTTGGAGTGACCACTTGATGAGATTTTATTATGGTTGTATTTGTGCGTAATCATTGTAAGTCGATGTCGCTTTTTCACATACATCAAGAAATTGTTTTGGCGATATATTGAGTCTTGCTTGTTCAGTAGCAATGAATCTAGCAATAAACTCATCACCGCCAGGCATTTTTGTAGATTCTTGGAAATTACCCATCTGCTTAATGGCACCGCACATTCCGGCCCATTTGGAGTGAAGCATTAAGTCTTGGATAAATTTGGTATTGTCTTTTTGTTCCTGAGTCGCGGCAGTTGATAAAAAAGATATCGTAATGAGGGATATAGCTATTATTAACTTCATTTTTACGCCTTATTCTGCATTGCGTTTAATGCCTGATTGCTGTTAATCGGTCTTTTAGCGCGTCCGTGCGCTTGCTGAATGGAGGTTATCGGTCAAGGGATTTCAATCATAAAGCCATCAACATCCCATGTATCCTCTGAAATGACGTATCCCAGATCTTTTAGACGCTGGAAAGTAAACCGAAACACCGACACAAAGTCATCGTCATTAAGTCCATCAAGGTCTAAGTCGGCGAGATCTACATAGAAGTTTGTGTGCCCTATTCGTATCTTTTTGTTAATTACAGAGAATGTCCTTTTGAAGATAATACTGGAGAGCTCTTCTTTAGCTTTATTCACGATGTTAATTGCATCCTTAGCAGAAATTAATTCATCTGGAGAGATCTCGTTCAAAAAACTCACATTTAATCTCTGAACTATTTCAGCATTCATTGATCGACTATTTTCCTTTGCCGATTCTTCTATTTTTTCTTTTAATTCAATAGGAATCCTGATTCTTAATTGTGGGTCTTCTCTGCTCATAGCGATTCCGATTCTGATAGTAGTTATTGAATAGTGAAATTATGCCCCACCGTGGGGTTGACTTCAATGGCGCACGGTGTGACAATTAATTTGCCCCACTGTGGGGCAATAAAGGGGAAGTAAATGCAAAAAGCAAAAAACATGTATCAGCGCAAAATTCGTTTTCCTGCGGAAATCTGTCTTGCTATACAAATTAATGGAGAAGATCAGAGCCGTCAGTTTAATACTGAGGTGATTTATCAGTTGAGAAAGGCGTATGGATTGATAGAGAAGAGAAATGATGGCGACCAATAAAGGCGAAGCCTCGAAGTGCGCGAACACAATCGAGGCCTCTAGCGTCAGAAACCTTAAGCGAGTAACCGACATGAAAAGTATAGCGAATAATCAACTGACATTCCATAGCACTACTTTCTCTTATATGGAAATGGCGGGGCAAATATGGCTGACGGCGGCAGAAGTTGGACAGGCTTTAGAGTACGCGGATGATAAAGCTATTCACAGAATTTTCAATCGCCACTCTGATGAGTTCACGACACAAATGACAGGGGTGGTCAGGGCGACCACACCCGGCGGGATGCAAGATGTACGGGTATTTTCCCTGCGCGGCGCTCATCTTATCGGTATGTTTGCAAGGACAGCCAAGGCCAAAGAGTTTCGCCGTTGGGTTCTGGACGTGTTGGATAGCCAAATATCTACATTTCCAGTACCAGAAAAACGTCAATTCACAGATGAAGAGTTATGCACTCTCTGCTGGCTGTGGAGAAATACAGTTTCGATGATTAGCAATTCCGCTGATGTTTATCCAATCTTACGCGCAGCAGAGCATCGGCTAGCTGGTTCAGTATTCTCAGCAGCCCATGAGTATCCACAAAATACAAACAAAGCAAGAGCGTTACTTGAGCGCGAGACGGCGCACATAAAAGCGGGACCGTTCACTGATGATAATTGGCGGGTGCTTAACCGTTTGAGGGTGGGGCAGTTGCTTAACTAATTTTGTCGGAACACAGGCAATAAAAAACCGCCAGTTACAGCTGGCGGTCATGTCAAATCAAACTGCGAGGTCTTTAATGACTGATTCAAATGTAGCAAATAAATCTCTGCCTGTCATCGCTGGCGTTGAGATTAACACTGATTCAGAAGGGCGCTTTAACCTGAACTCTCTTCATAAAGCGAGTGGGCTGGGTACAAACAAAGCACCTGCCCAATGGTTGCGTACTCAATCCGCTCAAGACTTAGTACAAGAACTGACCGATATGCATATCTGCACATCGCCTCTGAATAGCGTTAAAGGTGGGTTGGCACAAGGCACCTTTGCCCATGAACTTCTTGCTGTAGAATATGCTGGGTGGATTTCCCCATCATACCGTTTGAAAGTTAACCAAACGTTCCTCGATTATAAAACCGGAAAGCTGAAACCAGCATTCGACCCAATGGCAGCATTAAATGACCCTGAGTTTTTGCGCGGCACTTTGCTCACATACAGCGAGAAAGTGATTGCACTGGAGCATAAGGTTGAAGAAATGACGCCGGATGTTGAAGCCCTAGAGCGAATTGCTAAGTCAGATGGCACTATGTGCATCACTAATGCCGCGAAACATTTGCAGGTTCAGCCAAAGTTTCTTTTCAAGCTGATGTCAGAGAATCATTGGATTTACCGCCGTACCGGTGGAAGAACGTGGTTGGCATATCAAGAGCGCATCCAACAAGGAGTGTTAGAGCACAAGGTGACCACTGTATCTCGGGGAGATGGTAGCGAAAAGGTGGTAGAACAGGTTCTTGTTACCGCTAAAGGACTTACTAAGCTATCAAAAATGCTTGGAATCAGTGGTGTGGCAGCTTAAATAGCACCAAAATAATTTAACTAGTAACCAAACCCAACCCACTTAACTGTGGGTTTCTTTATTACCTAAATTTCAGGACACCCCATGACACCGATGCTTGATATTGGCGAAATGCTCCTGTCTGACACGGAGCAACAGCAAGATTATTTCTTTCGTCCATCACTAAGGAATATGACAAAAATAGGGGCGGCGGCCGAGATAGTCGAAATATACGCGCTGCTGGGTGGTTCTGAATTAAGTCAGGTATTAACACCTGCAATAAACGCTAATCTGCCAGCATCATTAATGCCCAATAATGCAATCAAAAAATGCTCAGAGCATATGTTGGCTGCGGCCATAAGAGTTATCGAGGCTTGTTGTGATAAGTCGGTATCGGCGCTTATAGGCGAGTTTAAAGGCTGGCGTAATTGTATTGTTTACCGTCCGGGTAAAATTTCTAAAGAAGTAGTAATTACCATAGCTAAAGAATTAATTGAGCATGGTGTGATCGGCAAAGCCAAAATAAGAAAGCTACAAAAGAATGAAGGTAACAACGATTACAGCACCGAATTTAATGCAATGGATTACATCAACTCAGCCAGAATTCATTTCAACATGTCCCGCGCTGAAGCCGAGCAGTTAACGATGACCGAGTTTCAGTTACTGCTCAAAGCTAAGTACCCAGAAGATAAAGGATTCACCCGCGAAGAATACGATGAAATCATGGATGCTGATGATCGCCTCCAGGAACGTTTAATTGCTCAAGAAAAGGCGAGGTTAGCGAAGAATGTCTGATGGAAAAGATGTGGGCGGGATTGTCTATCAGGTAGACATGGAATTAGGCAAGCTGATCACGTCACAGCAACAGGTAAATAGTCGTCTTGATCAGATGGAAGGGAAATTTGATTCAACTGCAAAGTCAGTTGAACGCGCTGAAAAGTCCATGTTTTCGTTAAGTCGTGTGGCAACCTCATTAGCAACCGCGTTGTCAGTCCAGCAGGTTGCCGAATACGGAAATGCATGGGTAACAGTAAGTAATAAGTTGGTTAACGCAGTAAGGGCTAATGAAGATTTATTCACCGTAACTAATCGTGTATTTGATATTTCTCAGGATACACGCGCTGGTCTTGAGGCAACCGCCACGTTATACGGGCGATTGGAAAGGGCCACGAGAAGTGCGGGAACCAGTACGGCAGACCTAGCCAAATTAACAACCACGATTAACAAAGGGCTGGTGGTTTCTGGTGCAACAGCCGAAGAAGCCAGCTCGACCATGATCCAGCTTTCACAAGCATTAGCTTCTGGTGTGCTGCGCGGGGAAGAGTTTAACTCTATTTCAGAGAACGGCAGCCGGTTGGCCGTTGGTTTGGCTGATTCACTCGGCGTTACCGTTGGTCAGCTACGCGCTATGGCGGCTGAAGGTAAGTTAACAACCGACGTTGTTGTTAATGGACTGCTGAAGCAAAGCGATGCGATCGCCAAAGAGTTCGGCAATACCGTTCTCACTATGGGGCAGGCATTTACCGTTGCTTCTAATAACATTACTAAATTTGTTGGTGAATCATCTTCAGTCAATACAACATTGAATGTATTTAATTCATCAGTTATTTCACTCAGTGAAAACCTTGAATCGATCGCTACTGTTATTGGTGTTGTTGCAGGAATAATCGGTTCTCGCTACGTTGCTGCACTCACATTAGCATCGGCGGCTCAGGTGCAAAAAGCATCATCAGCGCGTCAAGCTGCTTTGGCTGACAATCTTGCAGCACAGGCCGCAGCTAATCAGTCAGCAGCTAACCTTATTGCGGCTCAGTCAGCGAAAGTCAGAGCAATTGAGGAGATAACACTCGCGCAGATGCAAAAGGCGAGTGCATTCAATGCTGCAAACTCGACAGCAGCCGAAGTGAGATTATCGGCTGCTCGCCTTGAGGCAGCAACTGCTACTGGTAATTATAATCGGGCGCTTGTTGCTAACGCCTTGGCTCAAAAGCAAGCGTCTGCGGCGGCCTCTGCGGCATCTATATCTGGTGGCTTGTTGCGTGGTGCTTTGTCGTTAGTCGGTGGTCCTGTTGGAGCAGCTACATTAGCGGCCGGGGCAATATTCTATTTCTACCAAAAAGCACAGGAAGCCAAGAAAGAGGCTAATGAACTTGCTGACGGAGTATCTGCTTTAGTCGGAAAAATGAAAGAGATGAGTAACGTTCAGCTTGGTGCTGAAATAGCAAAACTCAATTCATCAATGCCAATATTAAATAAATCATTGGCAGTGGCCCAAGAAGCCTATGACAACGCTGCTTATAGCGTCAGTAATTACACTAAAGTAATAAAAGATTACGGGTTAAATACGACAACGGGACGACAAGCGGCAGAGGCGTTAACTGGTGCTCAAGACAGGCTTGCGATTGCAGCCAATGAACTTTCAATTGCACAAAATAGAGTAGATAAGACACAAAACGCTGTAAATATCGGCAGAGCTGCATTAAATGGAACTTTGCTTGAAGGAATAGATCTCCTCAGAAGAGATGGTCAGGAAGCGGGCGTTGCCGCTGGAATGATGAATAAGTTAGGACAAGCAATTAACGTCGCTAGTGGGGCCAAAGAGCGGTTTAACTCAACTAGCTTATCCATTCAACGAGACCCAAAAGCACAGAAGGTTTTAGATGACCTATACCAACAAAATGAATTGCTTGCTGAAACAGACTTACGTAAGCGCGCACAACTAAAAACAGAGCAAGAACTTCGAGCTATTAATGCTGATGACAATACTGTCAGAATTGGCCGCGAACAGGCTGGTGCCGCTTATGATAAGCAAGTTGCACAGGCTGCGCTGAAAAAGGAAACTGCCGCAGTCACGAAGGAAGAAACCGCCGCCGAAGCAGCAGAGAAACGCCGGGTTAAATCATTGCAGGATTTAAGCAATGAAATGGCCGTTGCTGAATTAAAGACAAAAGGACTCAATCGTGAAGCCGCGCAACTTGCTGCTGTTCAGGACTTAGGTTCAGGCGCGTCTCAGCAGCAGATCCAGCAGGCCACACAACAAGCCGGTCAGATATTTGATATTCAACAACGCATGGCTGATAAAAAGGCTGCGATCGATGCTGATAGTGTCGCCAAGGCCGAGCAGCAACGTAAGTTGGATTTATCACAGTTAAACCGACAGCTCGCGGCAGGTGATATATCTTTCGAACAGTCACAGCAACGTCGTGCTCAAATATCCGCTGACTACTCCAGAGCTATTGCCGAGGCATCAGCCGCCAGCGCAGTAATGCCACAACAGCAAAATGCCGCATTAGTTGACCCGGTGCAGGCGTTGGCTAATGAAAACGCTCAAAAGTTAGCACTGATTCAAAAATTTGAAGAGGATAAAACGCTAACTGAGCAGCAGGCACTAGCTCTTCGCAATGCCGCCAATACCCAGTATGAACAAGCTCGACTAGCTGCTCAGTGGGAAATCTGGAGGAACCAAAGCCAATCCAACCAATATTTAGCGAGCTCCATTGATGCTTTAGGTCAGCGCACAACCAATATGCTGACTGGGCTTCTGACGGGTACTCAGTCAGCAGAAGAGGCTATGAAGAATCTTGCTGCAACAATAATCCAAGAGGGTGTTAATGCATTAGTCCAAATGGGTATGCAGCAGGTCAAAAATATGATTATGGGGCAGGCGGCGGCTACTACTGCTCTTGCTGCAACAGCAGCACAGGCAACCGCAGCAGCGGCGGCATGGGCACCAGCGGCAGTGAGCGCCTCCATCGCGACAATGGGCGGAGCTTCTACGGTCGGTACCACTGCTTATGGCACAGCGCTAGCAGCGTCTAAGGGACTGGCCATGGCTGGCGCGCGTAAAAACGGAGGCCCTGTATCAGCAGGCGAAATGTATCGAGTCGGTGAGGGCGGTGCACCTGAGATATACCAGGCGGGAACCGGCAAGCAATACATGATCCCCGGCGATAATGGCAAGGTCATCAGCAATAAGGATATGCAGGGTGGGAGTGGTGGTGCTGGCACAGTTGTTCAGCAGGAAATTCATTTCCACATCGAGACGACTAACGGCATCGATGACGCCACAATGCAGAAAATGGCTGCAATGATGAAGACAGTCAGCCTTAACACCATTAAAGACCAGCAGCGGCCAAACGGCTTACTCCGCAAGTAACAGGAAAACCCCATGCCAGAAACATTCACATGGAGCCCACAAAAAGGCTTCACGGCTTCCCGCGCGCCAAATGTTGCCGTCGTTAAACTTGGCGATGGTTACGAACAGCGGCAAGTTAAAGGCATTAATCCGCTGATGGATAGCTACTCGCTGACATTTAAAGGGATTGATGACAGTAAATGTAACCGTCCAAACGCTGCGAAAGCTGCTGAGGCATTTATCAAAAATCGAATGTCTGTGGAGGCATTCTACTGGACACCACCTGATACGGGGGTGCAGAAGATGTTTGTCTGTCGCTCCTGGAGTTTGACAAAGACCGGTATATTGTTTGAACTTGCCGCCACATTTGAACAAGTTCCGCGGTAGTGCTCTGGCGAAACTATCGTTTTCTATGCCAAATAGTAATATCACTACTGGTCGCGGAAATGATGAAATCACCATCCCACGAAAATCCCGTGCAACGGAAATGGTCGGAAACCAGTTTGAAACATCCCTCCTGATGGCCTATGCATAATGCATCTTTACTTGGTGGACACCAGATTAAGACCTCAATAGGCCATTCTGGTGCCGCCCGTATCAATGTTTCACCGTAATGATTACACATTGGCAATCCGCCGCCACATAGGCCAGCAATGGAAATATCCTCACCTGCTAATGGCCCTATGCCTTTGCAGGTTAAATTTATTGGATCGTACCAGTCCCCGTATTCTTCAAAATCTCTGGCAACCTTTTCGCCAGTAATACAGTTGAATACTCCCCGCCCCGAGGATGATACGACCAGCAACAGGTGATTTTGTAGATGAGAAAAACCCACCTCTGTTAACCCTCCGACAGCAATCTCAACATTGGGATGCCATTCAGGAGGATGAGTCGGAATATTAAGCAATGACTTGATATAGTTATTATCGTACTTGTTTTTGCGCCAGCCAAACATCTAGGTTCCTCTATCGGACAGCAAATGTCTAAGTTCTCTGGGGCCAACATTATCATATGCAACTCAGATAACCTCTGATATTCAGACAGTAGCCACCTTTGGGTGGCTTTTTAAATGGGAGTTAGTCGTGCGCGATATACCAGCCAATTTAATAATTGAGAGTGTGGACTCTGGCGTTGGCGCAATGATTGACCTATTCGAGGTTGATTTGCAGTCATTCGGCGGTGATGTTATCCGCTTTCACTCTGGAACTAACGGTTATTACGGTGATGTTATCTGGAAAGGGCTGCAATACTCAGCCTATCCGATAGCTGTTGAAGGCTTTGAGGTTAAATCAGAAGGTACCTATTCTCGCCCGACCATGAAGGTTGCGAATATCACCGGCCTAATCACCGGTATTAACAACGATTTTGATGATGCATTGGGCTCGGTCGTAACGCGGCGGCAGGTTCTGGTTCAAAATCTTGATGCAGTTAATTTTCCTGGTGGCAATCCAGATTCGGATACCACGATGGAAGCTGTTTCCCGCTACGTGATTGAAGAAATGGTTGAGGAAACTTTCGAGACAGTGACTTACAACCTTGCCACTCCTGTTGACTGTGATAATGCCATTATTCCCGCGCGTACTATCCTGGCTGATGTTTGCCAGTGGATATATCGCGGTGATGGCTGTGGTTACTCTGGGCCGCCAGTTGCTGATGATAAAGATATCCCGACATCCGACCCATCAAAAGATAAGTGTTCTAAGCATCCGTCAGGGTGCCGTAAGCGCTATCCGAAACCTTTCTCGCTGCCGTTCGGCGGCTTCCCCGGTTCAGCTAAGGTGTCATGATGCTTGAGAATGAATGCCTTGAGTTCGCGGCCTTGTCTGGTGATGAGGTTTGCGGCCTGATAGTTGATGGGAGGAGTCTGGTTAAGTGCAGGAATGCGCATCCGATACCTGAGCGACATTTTAGGATAAGTGATGATGACTGGTTGAATGCTGAGGCGGCGGGAGAAATCACCGCCGTTTTTCATTCTCACCCAGGACAAAAGTTAGTGCTATCTGGCGCAGATCGGACAGCCCAACTGGCAACCGGTATCGATTGGTGGTTAGCGAGCGGAGGGCAGCTACGAAAATTCAGGCCAGTAGCATATTTGCTAGGGCGAAACTTCGCTCATGGGGTTATGGACTGCTACACACTATTTCGTGACGCCTACCACTTATGCGGCATCGACTTACCTGATTTTGAACGCACTAACGGTTGGTGGCTTCGAGGCGAAAACCTTTACTTGAAGAACATGCCAGCCAATAGATTTCATCCGATTGAGATGCAAGATATTCAGCCAGGTGATGTGCTTATCCGGCGTGCATTCCCTGAAACCGACCCTTGCCACGCCATGATTTATCTCGGTGATAACACCATTCTTCATCATGAAAACATCGGACGTCTAAGCCGTCGAGAGCAACTACGGCCAGCTTACCTACGCCTTACCCATTCTGTCTGGAGGCATGAACAATGCTCATATTTAGATTTGCGGGGAATCTTCGACGACATTTCCGCCAGGTCACTTTAACAGTTGATACCACCTCGCAGGGATTGCGTCTTCTTCTCGCTCAATGTCCTGAATTCAAACGTGACTTCTATAAATCAAAAATTCGAATACGGATTGATGGTAATGACGTTTCCAGTGACACGCTTAATTTCCATATGGATCGGCACTTAAGGGATGGCGCGACGGTCTTGTTTGTTCCGGTTGTTGAGGGGGCAATAACTGCTGTGGCCGCAGCGTGGATCATGGTCGCCGTTACCGTGGCCTCTGTAGCTTATTCGCTCTATATGACCTCGAACATGAAAACCAAGACCTCGGCTGAATCAGCACAAAGCGGTTCGATAACGAACAACTCATACACTAGCGCTGAAAACAAAGTCGGACAGGGGCGTCCTGTTCCATTGCTGTTGGGTGAAATGGTTGTTGGGTCAAACGTGGGGTCACTTGGTATTGATACCAGCAATAACAAAGACTGGAACATCTCTATTAGCTAAGGTGAAAATATGAGTTCAGGCGGCGGTGGCGGAAGTACGCCAACACTTATTAATGACAACCTGACGTCAAAGCAGTTCTATCGCGTTCTGGACATTATTTCTGAGGGGCCCATTTACGGCCCAGTAGATCAGGAACACCTCTCCTCATTCAGATTGAATAAAACGCCAATTACCAATAATACCGGTGTCGTCAGTGTCCCTGGTGTGAGTGTCGCGTGGCGTCCAGGATCAGCAACACAGCACCCAATCAATGGTTTCTCTGCTATCGAGTCCACCACTATTGTTAATACAGACGTTACGCAGGCCACTCCTCTGGTGCGCACGGTTACTGATAATAACGTAACGCGCGTCCGGTTTAATGTGGGCGTTAATGCTTTGGTTGAACAGGATACACAGGGTAACCAAAGAAATACCTCGGTAACGATGGTTATTGAGACAAGGGTGGGAAATGGTGCATTTACGCCGATAAAAACGGTAACGATCACAGGCAAGATTTCAGGTGAATATCTGGAGGCCCATGTTATTGATGCCCCAGAGACCAAACCATTTGATATCCGTGTGCGCCGCGTAACTCCAGATAGCACGAGTGACCTTCTAAATAATGGCACTGCGTGGAATAGCTACACTGAAATCATTGACGATAACCTTTCTTACCCATACACCGCTGTTTGTGGTGCCGTTATTGACCGAGACCAGTACACCGACACACCGAATCGAACCTCCCATCTGAGAGGGATAATTGTTGATGTTCCCGATAATTATGACCCAATAACCCGCACATATACCGGGCTTTGGTTAGGTGGCTTCAAATCTGCATGGACTAATAATCCGGCGTGGATATTCCGCATGTTGGTTAAAAATACGCGCTATGGGTTGGCTCGTCGCGCTGGATACGTTGATGTTGATGACGGCAGCCTGTACGTACTATCACAGTTCTGTGATCAAAAAGTAGAAGATGGTTTCGGCGGAGAAGAGCCGCGCTTTACCTTAAATGCCTACATCACCGAGCAGAAGAGCGCGCGCGAACTGCTGGATGATATTGCGGGCATGTTTCGCGGCATTGCTTTGTGGGATGGCATGCGCTTTTCCATCATGATCGACCGACCACAAGACCCGGTAGCTGTTGTAACGAATGCCAGCGTCGTTGATGGGCTATTCACTTATAGCGCAATGAAGCGCTCAGAGCGATACAACGCGGTGGTTGTATCTTGGACTGATCCCAATAACGGTTGGGAACAAGTGAAAGAATACTACTCTGATGATGAGATGATCAGCAGCAGTGGTGCATACAACGAGACCACTATTGAAGCCTTTGGTTGTACGTCACGCGGTCAGGCCCGTAGGACAGCAAAATGGTTGGTTGAAAGCGCCAAGCTTGAAAAGGACAAAGTAACGTTTCGTATGGCGCGGGATGCTATCGGTTTCATCCCAGGCGACATCATTGAGTTAATGGATAACAACAGAGCAGCAACCAGGCTAGGTGGACGCATAGTTAGTCACAGTGGTGTAGTGATCAATGTTGATGCCGATGTGTCCACATTGGCTGGGAATGGCGACACCATGTCTATCATGGGCGCTAACGCGAAGTTCACTAAATATGAAATTGCCTCAGTTAATGGTTCAACTATCACACTGAAAGTTGCTCCAACCTGGGTTAGAGATGGCACTACGTTTGCAATTTCAACCAGTGAAGTCTCGACGCGCCTGTTCCGCATAATAGGGATTTCTGAAGATGAAAATAACTCTATCTACAGCATATCTGCAACGTTGCATAACCCCAAGAAGCAAGCCATCGTTGACGAAGGAGCCGTATTTGATGTCCCTTCAGATACACTAAATGGCTATCGTGTCCCAAATATTGAGAATCTTCGGGTCATCAATACGAACAGTGAAACTGTTCAAGTAAGCGCTTCGTGGGAAACGGCCACTACAACCAGAAAACTGGTGTTTGAGTTGTTGGTCTATACCTTGGATGGTGCAGTATTCGCTCAGTACGAAACAGATCAATTCCGCTATGACTTCTTTGGTATCCCAGCCGGAACATATTCACTTGGTGTTCGTGGGCGCAATGATAATGGCATGAAGGGCGCAGAAACACAGGTCAGCTTGCTCATTGGTGCGCCCCCTATGCCATCTTCTGTTAGATGGACTCCTGGGATATTTTCTGCTGATGTTGTGCCGGTAATGAATATTACAGCCACAACAGATACTACCTTTGAGTTTTGGTGGACAGGAGAAATACCAGCATCTAGTGCGACAAATATTGAAAGTGAGGCTCAGTTTTTAGGACGTTCAACTCAATGGGCGCTGAACGGGCTCAAGGCTGACACGACTTATTATGTTTACGTCAGGACTCGTAATGCGTTTGGTGTTTCTGAGTTTGTTGAGGCCTCCGGTGTAGCATCGTCAGATATTCCCGGCATGATTGATTACATTGACCAGGCTATAAAGGGATCAGAAACCTTCGGGCAATTGTCATCCGATCTGGATATGAATGCTGAAGCAATTATTGAAAATGCTCTAGCTAATGATGCTGATGTTCATCGTTGGAAGAAACAAAGCGGTGATTTCAGGGCTGAAATATTCGATATACGTCAAACAGTTATTACAGAGCTTGCAGCAACAGCAACAATAATTGAAGGTGTTCAATCACAGGTCGGTGAAAACTCAGCCGCTATTGAACGACGAGCAGAAACGGTTGTTAAAGTTGATGGTACGGGCAGCGCCATTACTACGCTTAAAGTTGGAGCTGAATTTAATGGGGTATATAAATCAGCAGGAATGGCGATAGGGGTCGAATTTAATGGTGCCAACTGGACAAGTCAGGTTCTATTTTCCGCAAATACTTTCGGTGTTTATAACCCAAGCGATAACAGTTATAAACTTGCATTCGCAATAGAGAATGGGCAGACGTTTATTAATGAGGCATTCATTAATTACGCCTCAATTACTCTGGCAAAAATTGGTGAATGGAAATCAGCTAATTTTGTTTCGGGCAAAACGGGAACGAGAATGGCTGCGGATGGTTCATTTGAAATGAATGGCGCTGTTGCTGGCGAAGGGAAACTGAGGTTAGTTAATAACCGAATCACAGTATTTAATGAAAGTGATCAAATCGTCGTCGTTATTGGGAAAAAACTGGAGGTGTAAATATGTCTAAATGGGGTGCTCAACTATTTATGCCTGGCGGTACATTTGATGTGATTAATGCGTTTCTCCCTGCTTATATGATGGATTATTTTATTGGGAACAATAGCGGCTCACGATCGTATACCGTGCCTGCTGGAAAAAGCCTTCGGGCTAAAGCTTATTTCACGACAGCGGGGTCATTTGCAACAGAAGCAGTCGTGTCTGTCTCTGGTGGAACTGTCTCGTGGTCAAACGCCGCAGGTAACTCAATAATCGTGTGGGTAGTGTAATGGACGGCTTTGGCATGCAAATAACGCGTGATGATGGGGTGATATTTGCCTCCCCTGAGTTTACGCCCACAGTATTAGTGCAGGTGATGGACAGGACGGCAGACTACACCGGCGATGTATCAGCCCAGCATTATTACGAAACTATCGTCCCAAACGCCAAAAAGTGTTTCATTTTCCATAAGATACTGTCAACTGGGAGCCAGCAAGGCGCTAGCGGTGGCGTTCTTCACTACGCCGAACAAGGCCCGAATGGCTTTTGGCGGGTACACACGACAGCGGGTACAGCGGGATTAGTTCACACCATCCGATTTTATGTGTTCTCAGAATTTGTAGCCAATATCCCAGAGTGGGGGATTTACTTCTACAAGGACGGGCAGCTCGTTTATACGGGTAATTGCCTACCGCTAGATATCAAGTTTTGGGAACGCCCACAGTTAACGACGCCTGCACCCACAATGCCATGTGCCACAATTTGTTCAGTAGCAAGGCAGCTAACTCAAGGCATTCCTGGGACAAACCCACCGACCGCACTTATTTTTCTGTTTTGCTTCACAGGTTTTTCGTCCGGCATTATTACCCCAGTGTTCAGGCAAATTTCCCAGAGCGCGGGTGGCGGCTCCGTAGATGGATTTTCTAAAGGTTGCGCTTATATAGAAACATCTCTGTATGACCAGTACTACAAAGCCTCACTTGGCTATGCCTAACAAATAACTTAATAGGAATACAATTATGTCTTGGTATGAGGCAGGAACAGTCACGTCCGTAGCTGGGACAAATGTGATTACTGGCGTTGGTACGCTATGGAATAACCCAATATTTGGAATTGCTTCAGGGCAGATGATATTTATTCCAGGTTCTGGGCAGGTTGTAATATATGAAATACTTGCTGTCGATAGCGATAATAAAATAAGAGTAACAAAGAATTTAGCATCAGCAATTACCAATTCTGAATATGCAATTGTCACGACTGTATCAAATTCAATGTCTGACTTGGCGCGTAGAACAGCCGTGCAATTGGCTTTATATCAGAAGTTATTAGAAGACTGGCAAGATATAACCACTGGAACCGGCAATGTGAGTATTATTGCGCCAGATGGTTCCACTGTGGTTATTCCATCTTTGAGCGATCTGACCGCATGGGTTAATGACTCGAAAACGTGGTTTGATGATAACAGGGAGCTGATAGAGAACGCTGGAGAGGCGGTAGCTGGGGCGGAAACGGCACGAGATGAAGCGGTCGCGGCAAAGACAGCGGCCCAGTCAGCAGAAGCGGCAGCGGAAGGTTCTGCAATATCGGCTTCTGGTTCCGCTACGACAGCCAGCGATGCTGCTGCGGCGGCGACAGATTCGGCATCGATTGCATCTGAGGCTGCAACAATAGCTACACAAAGCAAAGATGGGGCAGTTACTGCCAGAGATGAAGCGGAACAATTTGCTGAAAGCGTTAACCCCGATTTACTTATGCATACTACAGGCGGCACATTTACAGGGCCGGTAATATTAGCCGGTGACGCCACAGATCCGAAAGGTGCAGTCACTAAGCAACAGTTAGACGAAAAGCCAGCTGGCGGTTTACCGCTACTGTTCAGTTGGTGGGAAGATAACCGCACACACATCCCAGAGGGAACGGCCCCGCGCGATGGACAAGAACTTAGCAGGGCTTTATTCCCAGATGCATGGGCGGCGGCTCAAGCTAAAGGCCTTGTAATTACAGAGGCTGAATGGCAAGCCGATCCCCTCAAAAGAATGAAGTGGTCAAGCGGCAACGGCACTACAACATTTAGGCTGCCCGATGAGAACGGCAAATCCCCCGGTAGTGTGGGTGCGCCTGTCCGGCGTGGCGATGGCGCTAAATCAAATGGGGTTACCGGCACTATTCAGATGGATGCTTTTCAAGGGCATGCAATTGGACTATCCGGCACACGTAATAGTGGTGTTTTCGCGTATGTTGGTACCGGTGGTACTGTTGGGGTGAACACTATCGCTAATACCTCCGCAGTCACCGAAAACTTAGTTTTAAAAGACGATGGAACAAATGGAACACCTCGTGTTGCGGCAGAAACTCGGATGCTCAACGCAACGGGTTGCTATGTAATTCTACTTGCTGGTACGGCATTCAATGAAGGTCAGATAAATGCGCTGGAGCTGGCAACTGAAATTGCACTATTAAGTTCTCGTATGACTACTGTTGAGTCTGATGCATTTACGGCGAGCAAGGTAGCTAATACCCCTTGGACTAATCTTACCCTACTGAGTGGTTGGACTGTATACCCGACGACAAGAGGGGTGTACCGTAAAGTTCTGGGGCATGTATATATCGAGGCTACCTTACAGAATGGGGCGTATATAGACGGATCTGTTATTACTACATTACCGCTTGGTTACCGACCAAGTTTTGCTGTGGTTTGTGTGGTAGCGGGTGCGGCGGGTGCAAATGCTATATCCCCAAGGGTTACAGTAAATCCTGATGGCACTATAAAAACTGCCGGTTTTATATCTGGCGCGACAATATCTATGTTGTTCAACTTTTCTCTACAATAAGGGGGATTATGAAGATTAATATATTAGATATTCATGGCTTCTATTTGGAAGATCATGTTGAAGGTGCGACCCCCGATAACTGGACAGCCGACTTAGTGGGTAACGGTTATTACAAAGCCCAATATCAAGGGGCGATAAAGAATAGCGAAACTGGCGAGTGGACTGGTGGAACATGGGTAGAAACGGGTGGACTGTCACCCGAAGATATCGATATTTTAAAAGGGTCGCTTTTAGCTTCCTCTAATCTTGAGAAAGCCTCCCTTATGTCTCACGCATCGGACATGATAGGTGCTATTGCTGATGAGATAGAGGGGCTGGTGGATAGCGAAGAAGATGTGCCAGATAAACTGCGATCTGATTTGAAAGCGTGGAAGCAATACCGTGTTGCAGTGAAAAACGCTGATGTTTCTCTTGTGCCGGATATTGGGTGGCCGACAGAGCCGGAATAGGGATAGCAAAACCGGGCTTAATTACCCGGCTATTTCAATCGTATAGCCAGCGGCCAGCTTTTGCAGATTCTGCAAACATTCTTATTGTCAGTGGCTTTTTATTTTGGATAGGTTCTTTACGAGAAAAGAGTCCTTTTTCTTTCCAAGGAAAATAATTACTCCAATAGAAATTATCATAATTGACGTTAAATGCTTTGAAATAGGCGTCGGTGGCATCACTTATGTCTTCAAATACAAAATTATTTTGCAGCGCAGAATCGACTTCAACAGGGATTTTTTTGAAGGTAATTGTTGTTACCAAAGGAAGTTCTTTTTTAAAAAACTCGATAACCTGCTGTTCAACATTGGGGGACGTTACCAT